TGGGTTACGGACGCTCTAACCGGAACGGCACGGACCTAAGGCAGGTTTTGGCGGGTCTAGGGGGTAACGATCCCCACTCTTCGGCAGTGACAGTGCCGTGTGCGTCCATGAACACTTTAGACCCAAACTGGTACGAGAGACGGGACTCGAACCCGTAAGCCCATTACAGGCGGTAGATTTTAAGTCTACTGTGTATACCGTTCCACCACTCTCGCGTTATCTTTTATTCATCTCACAGGCTTTTTCATAACCATATTTAGCAACTGCATTTTCAAAGGGATTTTTATGAGTACCTTGAGATCTTGCATCGGCTACGTTCTCTTTTCTAGTGCCCCAATACATATGTTTTGGGTTCGAGCAGTTTCCATTGTGGCAAGCGTGACATAAGTCAATCCCAACGCCTTTGGGAAAATCAGAATCTAAAAACTCTGCTAAAACACCTCTGTGATTAGTGCTGTTTCCGCCTCGCTCTACGCAGGATGTCTCTAAGTCTAGATGCTGTGTTCTTACTTCTCTGGATTCTTTTATCCAGTCTAATACTTTTATCATACAAACCTCTAACTAGGTTAATTGGTGAGCTATGCATTGAGTTAGCAATGCCAGGGGAGCTACCCTTTTTGCTCATATATTGGTGGAGAATACAGGGATCGAACCTGTCGTAACCTAAGTTGGAGGATTTACAATCCCCTGCCACACCATTGCGGCGGATTCTCCGTTTAAAGAACAATTATACCCGATTTGGCAATCACTGGCAAATCTAAATTTATTCAACCCTTATCATTGAAGTAACTAAGTCAATCCAAACTGAACTGCAACCTAACTTAGCAATATCTCTGATAGAGCAGTAAGGGCCATTAACTATTTTGAAATCTTGTCCAGACTTCCAGGCTTGGATTACATCTTTGCGAGTTTTATAGTCTCGGCCATATGCTGGCATAACTACAAGAGGTTTAGCAATTTGATCTAATGCGTTCATGATTATTCCTTGCTGTAAAGAATAATTATATCAAGATTTAGCAAACAAATCAAATTTAAGTTTTGGCACGCCCCCACGGACTCGAACCGTGACTGATAGTTTTGGAGACTATAGTGCTGCCAATTACACTAGGGACATAAGTTGGTGGTTTTGAGTAGATTCGAACTACTGACCTAAGCCGTATGAAGACCGTGCACTACCGCTGTGCTACAAAACCAAAAGCCAGAGAAACTCTCTGGCTGAATAAATAGTTGCCGGTTACATTCTCCGGCGACACATTTCGTTGTGTCTGAAGACATTGACGCTGTTTAAGTTCCATATAGGGGCATAGTCTTTAGCCTTAAGTAAACAGATACATAGTTATTTTTGTGTCAGGAAAACTTTAACCCCGTGAGAGCAGCCCATCTTGTTTTCGCTTCAGCGGACGCAGGATAATGCCTTTACGCATTAATTTGTTTACAAGCCTGCAATTGTAATAACAGGAGCCAATCTTCCTGTATAGTCGGAGCACTCCGATAGCTCGAGCTAGTCTGGCACGTGTGCTTTTACAATTTGGTTGCGGGTAAGGATTCGAACCTCTGGGCCGAGCTTATGAGACTGACCTATCACCTGATTTCCCGCGTTAAAATGTTTGATTAAAGTAACCACGATTTTGTAGTTGGTACCAAGTACGTTCCAATCGTTGCAGGTCACCATAATCTTGAGGATTACCCTCTTGAATAAATTGTTCCAAGCCGTACGGTTTAGGGTCAAAGAACTCCAGCACTCTGGCCATTAGTTCTTGAATCATTCCCAACCTCCGCCATAGTATTTAACATAATACTTTGCACGGGCAGCTTTGGCTGACTGCATTGCTTCAATAAAAGTGGAGAAAAGCTCGCTTACTTTACTTAGCATTTTTGACAAACCCATATAGCTTTTCAGCCTGTGCAATTACATCTTCAAAGCTGTACATGGCTGGCACGTACTGTTTGTAATCTGCTTGAACTTTTTGGCCTTGAGATACAAGTTGGTCGAATGTTTTCTTAGCAAACTCAGTGTTGATTTCGTGCTGACGCTTTAGGAAGTCAGCAGCCTGCTCAATTAGTTGAGCACGGATTTCAAATGGATTCATAATAATTCCTATGTGTGTTGTGTAAAGTGTAGGCCTTGCACCTACTTGCGGCATCTAGGCCGTGTGATATTTGGTACTGAGGGAGGATTCCGAGACCTCGACCTATCGCTTATCAAGCGAGTGCTCTGCCGCTGAGCTACCCCAGTATAATAATTACGAGCTTGTAGACTAAACTACAATTTACCGGTTTCTAGACGAACTCATAAACTTGGTACTCCGAACGGGTTTCGATCCCGCTTCTCCAACTTGAAAGGCTGGCGTCCTAGCCACTAGACGACCGGAGTGTTGTTTGTTTATAGGTGGTGCCGAAGACTGGGGTCGAACCAGTGACACACGGATTTTCAATCCGCTGCTCTACCACCTGAGCTACATCGGCTTTTACCAGGTACTGTTTTCTTGCCAATGCTGTGCGGCATAGCTACCACAATCAATGCGCCAAGGGCAATGTGACAGCACAAGTGTTGAACAGTCGTCATTTCCCCAACATACTGGAGGATCTTCACCACGTAGCACTTTAATTTGTTTGTGCACGAGGTCACGACGATTAGCTAAACTAGCTTCTTTATCTAGTAGCTCTTGTAATTGCGTCATGGCTATCCTTTGGGCAGACAGTCGAGTTTCGATCTCGGTCTACGACTTTCACAGAGTCGGGTGCTTCCATTACACTACCTGCTGCATTGTTCTTAGGTTTAGCATGAATTGCAGCTGCTGCTGCTTTACACGCACCTAGCGTATCAAACTGGCAACGGCCACCTTCGCCATACTTATACTTACCATTAGCACATTTCATGCAAGGCATAAATTTCCTTTGTTTGGCGGGACATACAGGATTCGAACCTGTGCGCCGATTTCTCAACGACGGTTTAGCAAACCGCTCTCGTAACCACTTGAGTAATGTCCCGAATTTATTTGGTACCCCCACCGGGGCTCGAACCCAGATGAACCAATTATCTGTTGCTTACGGGATATAAATCCGCCGTTTTACCATTAAACTATAGGGGCATAATTACCATATAGAAACACACTATGAGAATTGCACTCCCCTATTTCTCACGATAGGTTACAGCTAGGAGTAACAGACCGAATCGGCAGTCCTGCAAGTTAATGTGTTTTTATATGGTAGACGCACAGAGAATCGAACTCTGATTTGCTGGTTAAAAGCCAGCTACTTTAGCCGTTAAGTTATACGTCCATGCTACGCTTCCATTGGCCACGAAGCTGTTTGTGGCTTTTTGTATGTGAACCACTGCCACCACGCTTCTGTAAAGCTAGTGCGACGTGGTTACGAGGTTTTCGTGTTTTCATAGTTTCCTTTTGGTGGACCGTGGGAGAATCGAACTCCCGCCCGAGCCTTGCAAAGGCCCCGTGCTACCATTATCACTAACAGCCCAAATTGTGGTGCGTCGAGAGAGACTCGAACTCTCAATCCTTTCGGCACTGGCTTCTAAGACCAGCGTGTATACCATTCCACCACCAACGCATAAGTTCATTTTAGATTGTATACTGTTTACTACCCAGTCCGCTAAGACCGTGATCTTGACTTATCTTGTTCATGACGCAAGCCTGTTTCAAGATTCATACCATACCCTACAAGTTTCCTAGGACATATAGGTCTCAAGTACATAAAGCTCCGAGACTGAACCGGAATCTAGCAATATACAAACTAAAATGGTCAAGGCGGCAAGAATCGAACTTGCGCTTCAACGTCCCAAACGTCGGGTGATGCCATTTCACTACGCCCTGATATGTTAGTTTATTGAAGCAAACTAACAAAACTTACTGGAATACGCATAACTGTCCAGTGCAACAAAGAATAATAATTATACTTGAAAAAGCATTTTACCACAAGTGTAAAATTTTAAAGCCATATTTAAATAACCTGTTACTGCGACAGGAAAAGATGGACATTCACCGGAGCCATAGCCTCTTCCCCGCTGGCCACGCCAGGTTACTTGAATATGGTGGATCGGGCAGGACTCGAACCTGCTTCCTAAAATTATACCTTCCCATAACCATGTATTCGAATTCAGGCCAGAACTAGTCACATAGAACTCGCATTGCGTGCGGTTAACACGGTGACCATTGTCTGAAGGATAGGTATGCCGGCTTTTGTGCTTTAACCAAGTTAAGCTACCGATCCATATATTAGCATAATCAACTACTTAGGCCGCAATCGGGGCCATTGTTCATCAATTACGCTAATATATGGAGACACTCCCTAAAGTGTCCACATACAGTCTTGAACCAGGACGACAATCCTGCTGTATCTTAGAAATCCAAACATTCCCTCTACAGCGGCGGGACGTTTATTTTAGTGACGGGGCTTACACCCGCCTCGCTTGAAGTGTGCTGCCCGATACTAGGGATGTATTGGGCAAGCATAAGCGGGACTAATTTTATTATTTAAAGAACTAATTATACAGTAAAGACCTCGATCAGTCAACACTATTTTTATAGACTCGAATTGCATCAGCATCTAAGCTGGCATAACTACGAAAGCTGTCGCGACCAACTAGATCATAAAGATCGCTTGCCATTTGTTCTAGCCGTACCAACTGCTCGATCGTAAGTTTCGTGCAGGTAATGTATCGTGACATAAAAGCACTAATTAAAAAGTCGCGTGAATAGCCTGCCATAATATCTCCAAATCAGACTATATTATAATCTGATTTTGGCAAATGTTCAAGTCTGTTTTCTTGATGGTCCGCCCGGCAGGATTCGAACCCACATCTAAGGGTGTAGAAGACCCTTGTCTTATCCGTTAGACTACGGGCGGATTATTTAGTAGTAACTGGGCCGTATGGTTGGAATAACTCGGTTTCAAAGAACCCTTGCAATTCTTTATCCATGTACTCGTAATTGTCTGGAATGTTTAACACAATTTGCTTGCGTTCGATTTGATCCAGGAGTTCTTTGTGACCTAAGAAGTTATCTTCTAGTTGCCACAAGTTTTCCCGATTAACAAACACAATCTTTTGTGCCCAGTTAATCAAGTTGGCACTGCAAGGAATTAGCGCATAGTTAAAGTTACTGCCGCAACTACGAGCATTAATACCACGTTGAATGGCAAGAGCAGCACCAGTAGGACTGCGAAGTAGTCCAGCACTGCAAACAAATAACCAGCGAGGAGCTTGGCCCTGAAACTCGTTGGCATAAGGTGCCGAGGTGGTAAATATACTGCTGTTTTTAGTGCCATCTGCAAATTCGCGTAAGTTTGGATTGTTGGGATTCATAGTTGTTGTATTAGTTGTGTGCTTGCTAAGTTTTTTTGCTTTGCTTCAACCATTATATCTGCGTGTGGACTAAATGTCAAGGCCCACGTGTTAACAGCTTGATTCCAGCAGTAGTCACTGTGAGCACGAAGTTTAGCAGCTGTAAAACCCATGGACTTCAATTGCTTTAAGTCAGGACGCACTGAGGCATCGTGGTCAACGATGACGTCTTCACGGCTAGTACTAAGGTGAATAACAGGACGCACACCACGCCAAGAATCTTGCACACGCTTGAACCTGTCATCAGTGGGTTCAATGTATTCTCCAGAGTTAATCCAGTGGTGGTGAATGTCTAGGACAAGCGCACAGGTGTCTACCAGCTCTAGCGATGCATCAAGACCCCAGGTAAACTCGGCATTTTCGATTGTTAGGCAATTGCGTGCTTCGGGGCTGAGCCTGCGCATAGCAGCTTTGATGCCATCCGGACCTTGCTTGCCACCTACGTGTACATTGCATTTGAAGTCTTGGAATGTTTTGCCGTAGCCCATGTAACGAATCAGGTCGGCATGGTACTCGAATTCCATAATTGAATTTTCAACTACACCAGGATTGTCACTGGCAAGTACGCAGAACTGACCTGGGTGAAAGCTCAGTCGAATATCGTGCTCGCGAGCAAAGTCACCGCACATACTCAGGTGTGCTTCAATCTTGGCAACTACATCTGACTGAAAGTAGAAGGGCATATAGTCGTCATGAGTATATGCTGGCAACAGGTCACTTGTGATTCTGAACATACGCTGATTGTTTGGCTGCTTGGCAACCCACTTAAGCTGGCGATAAAACGCATTCAAGTTATGGTCAAGCAAACCCCACAGCTTTGATCGTGCCGCGTCTTCGGTCTGACGAGCAAGATAAGTAATAGTAGTAGACTTGGTATTCAAGTCAGGATGTGCTGTATCGTGATCGGTTTGGATTTTGCAAGCAAAACCGATGCGATTGATATTTTGATTAAATGAGTTCATTTTAAAATGACAAAGAGTCTACCAATGAGTATACTTCTTTATGCACTTGTGGTAGTGCCAAGACTTGTACGTGCATACCAACATGACCAGTAAATTCAGACGGATCTGTAGGACAAGAAAAGATTACTACTTTATTTGTATAATCTTTCAATACTTTAACCAATTTAGCGGTATATTTTATAGATTCGGTAGCTGTACAGCTTATACCAATAACGTGAGTATAAGCATTTTTGGTAACCAAATCTAGTAGGTGTTGCTCAATCATTATGTTTCTCCTAAGTAATCAGTAATTATACTCTATTTAGGGAGACGAATCAAATCAATATTTATGATCCTACTAGGCGAAGGCACAAAGCACACACAGGATTAAGATCACTGTCAGTTTTGTGCTGTGTACCCCAAATATCACAGTGTGAGCACTGCTGTACCACTTGTCCTAGGTAATAGTCATCAACATCTTCAATATCAGTGTCGGAGTCACGACAAGCTTGAGTAAGGGTTTTACGTGTACCAACTAGTTGCTTAACTAGTTTTCTGTACTGTGGGTTTGTATCGGTCATCTAGGTGTGGGTGAGTCTTCTCGAATTCAAGGAGGAACATAATACAGCAGGCTGCATGAGCCAAGTGCGATAGCCCCGATTCAGGGTCACGATCTTCACCATCATTAAAAGCTGTAATGTGTCGCATTGCTGCGCTTAAGGGTCGGCTCCAGTCAAAGCCATTGCGCCAGTTGTGTTCCGCGTATTTTTGTGCACCAAATTTTAACACAGCCGCTGTTTGATTCATGGCTTCTGTGCTTAGCAAGTGTAGCGGTAGTTTATCACCATCAAACTTAATTGCAGTGCCAAACTGTTTATTAATTTTGTCGATGGTTTCTTGTGGTACGATAACTGTATCTGGAATTGCTCCAAATACTGTTTGGTGTTCTAGTGTTGCGGTAAATTCTTCTGTTTTAGGCATTTGGTTTTTTCTTTAGTAGGGCACATAGTTTGGTTTCTGGCTCGGGTACAATGTCTACTTTAGGTGTTAATTTATTGCGCTTGCAAAAGTCAAGATACGCTTGAAGTGCGTATGTTTTTATAAACTCGCTGAATGTCATATTAAAGAGCCCAAGTGTACCAGATCACTAATTATATCAGTTAGGCCATACAAAGTCAACACTAAAATTTTTTATGGCGATTGGCGCAGATGTTATAAATTTGCGCTTGCCGCTACGCGCCGTTTGAGTTATAATTGGGGTTCGATTATAAATTTCACACAAAACATGGACATTAATCTGCTCGTACAACGTCTCAAACACGGAGACAGCTATATGGTACAAGATGGGGATAACGACCCCTATCAAGTCAATAATCCGCCCAATCACTTAATGATTAAAGCGGCCAATGTTATTCTGCACTTAGATCAACAACTACAACACTCCTCAGCTGTAGTCAACAACTTGCAGAATCAACTAACTGAACTCGCGCAACAATATGAAACCCTTCGAACTAACAATACTGCTACAACATCTAGCTGAGCGTTTGGATGCTGGACAAGGTACAGACCTTGAACAACGTAGTTTTGATGCGCTAATGGAGATGCTAAATGAAAACATTAAAATTAGGAATTCTTTGTCTGCTAATTCCAACGACCATTGGCCTAGCTACAATCCCGCTAACTCCGACTAAAACTGCAAATGTTTCGGAAGTAGACTGCCTTGCCCGTAACATTTACCACGAAGCTCGCGGTGAAAGCTTGCACGGACAAATTGCTGTTGCACAAGTAACAGTTAATCGTGTTGAAAGTGGCAAGTTTCAGTCTAGTATATGCGGTACTGTTTACGCTAACCGCCAATTCTCCTGGACTATTGGTAAACCAAAAAAGATCAAGGACACTAAAGCCTGGCGGGATTCGGTAGCAGTTGCCACTGCTGTACTAAATAAATCAATATATTTGCCCGACTTTAAAGCCCTTTATTTTCACACTAAACAAGTAAAACCTCGCTGGAATCGCAAGAAGCGTGTATTAGCCGTTATTGGAAATCATATTTTTTATGCTTGACACACCCAGCTTAGTCTGATATAATAGTGGCATAACGGAGAAAAATTATGAAAATCAGACTACTTTCAGACTTACACACAGAATTCCGCTTACCATACAAAACTCATGCCATGAGCAAGTATTGTGGCGAAGATGTGCTTGTGCTTGCTGGTGACATTGCTAGCGGTTCAAGCAATACCGTGGACGTTATCCGTCACTTCCAAGACTGTGGCTTTCCACAGATCGTGTACGTGCCTGGCAACCACGAGTACTATGGCACCAGCTTTGATGATTTTAACCAAAAGATTGCAGACAAGTGTGCACAACTTGATGGTGTACATTACTTGAACGGTAACAGCGTTGATATTAACGGGGTTCAATTTATTGGAGCCACACTATGGACTAACTTCCGTGACGACTGGTTTGCAGAAACCGCCGCTAAACGTAGTATTGCGGACTTTAAATACATTAAAGGCTTTACTACAAGTCATGCTAAGCAAAGGTTCAGCGACGACTGGGAGTTTATTAGTCGTGAGACTTTTAAACACCAAGATAAACCTTGCGTTGTTGTAACACACTTTTTACCCACAGACAGTTGCGTTGCTGATAAGTATCGTGATCCAAGACTTGCTGGCTTGAACCCATACTTTGCCAATGACTTGGAGTCAAAAATCAAAACATTCAACAATGTTACTTGGCTTTTTGGGCACACACATGACGCTGTTGATAAGGTTTGCGGCTCTACACGACTAGTATGCAACCCACACGGTTACTATGGTTCAGGCGAAACAGAAACCAACGGCTTTGATCCATACAAGGTGATTGAGGTATGATTACCACAGATTATATTAATTGTTTGGTATTTGCACTTGTTGGTAGCACAGAACTTGTAAACGCTTGGTGGAATAGTCCAAATGCTGCGTTTGAGGGTCTGTGCCCTTGTGATGCTCCAGAAGACAAAGTTATAGATTATCTGGAGTTTCACTGCTATGGCTAATCCAAGCTACTACGAAATTCGTGACAATTGCGAGCTTGTTGCCTGTGGCTATAAACTTGCTGCCAAGAATGAGCTTTTTGTTGAACACTACCTCGATCATTTTCATAAACGTGAATATTTTGCGCTTTTTAGTGCAACACCAAACTCATACTTACCACTAACTATTACAACCAATGAAAACACCACAAGACCTTATTACAGCTAAAATTATTGCTGATAGCATCTCACCAAGCGGTCATCGTATGACAACTATGGAAATTGAGTATCCACGCTTTATCCTAGCTGAACTTAATACACATCGTATGTTGAGCAAGAATAGTGCCAGTTCACGGGCTATTCCTGTTAAAGCTATGCACGAGCATATTCGTAACAATACTGCGGCTCCTGTGTCGTGGGGTATTAATCAGCCAGGCATGAAGGCAAAAGAAGAACTAACAGGAGCTGATCTTACCTGGGCTAAGTATGTGTGGGCTAATGCTCGTGACGAGGCTATTAAAGCGTCTGCTGAGTTGGCCGACCTGAATGTACACAAGCAAATCACGAACCGCGTCACAGAGCCTTGGATGATTATGAAAACTGTGATTTCGGGCACTGAGTGGGCTAACTTCTTTTGGTTGCGTGATCACCCAGATGCACAGCCTGAAATCGCTGAGCTTGCACGCAAAATGCACCAAGCATACGATGCCACAACACCGGACTTGCTACAACCAGGTGAGTGGCACTTGCCGTACGTAACCACTGCACGTTATGTGCCTACTGGTGAACTGCAATACTTTACTCCTGAATTTGATCGTATCTCGCTAAAAGACGCTATCTTTGTATCGGCTAGTTGCTGTGCTCAGGTTAGCTATCGCAAAAGTGACGACTCACTCGAAAAAGCACGTAAGATTTATGCTCAGCTGATTGAGAGCGAGCCAGCACACGCCTCACCAGTTGAGCATCAGGCTACGCCTATGGACTACGACACTATATGCAGTTTTGAACCAGAAACGTGGGAACCTGGTGTTACACACGTAAGTGCTAACAGCGACCTGTGGTCTGGCAACTTACGTGGCTGGATTCAGCATCGTAAACTAATTAAGGGCGAGGCACGTTGGTAATGGAATATAATTTAAATCTTAGTAGCGGCATTTCTGCTGCTAACCTATCTCCAGATATACTATTTGTACAAGCTAATCCAGGCCGTGAAGTAATTCGTATTACACATACTGGTGAGCTATACTGGAACGGCAGACTTGTGGAAACTGATGAAGACTTCAAGTTGGCAATGCTAGACTTGGCTAAACACTTTAAAAAGAGGCTGTAACATGAACGTAGTAATCTACACAGAAGACTTTGAGCCAATTACAGTAATTGACCTTCCGGTATGGTTACTAGAGCAAATGGAAAAGATCGGTGCTGTGCGTGTGGCTGTGATGCAGCCAGCTAAATTTGTATCCGATGCCGAAACAATGGCTGACTATGAAACGCCACAAATTGTTACTATTTACTGTGAACGGCTACGCTGGAAAGACGGCACTACAAAACCTGTGCTTATTACCTACGACGAAGAACTGGCAATGACCTTGCGACCGGAATGGTTGCCTGGTCAGCGTCAGGCCGTTAATAGTTACAAACAAGTTATTCGTGGTCTAACAGATCAGCTTGTGAAAGCAATGCGAAAATAAAGATTTGAAGTCTCCAACTAAACCGTGTATAATAATCACATATTCAGGAGACTTCAACAATGTATTTTTGCGTAAAATGTTCAGATGACGTAAACCCACGCCGTTGGGCATTGGGCAAACACACTTGCTTGCCGTGTGGCGAGAAAGTTGCACGCCAATTCAAGCACTGCATTGTGCCCCTGGCAAAGTCTAATTACCAGCCCATCACCGACATTAACACTCTTAAACAATTAAACAAATATGCTAGAACTTAAAATCCAATGTGACACCGCCGAAGATGCTCGTGTGTACTTAAATGCACAACAATACCTTAACTTAATTGACGATTTTTACAACGCACTGCGCAGTGCACAAAAACATGGAACTGATGTTGATGTACTAAAAGCAGTGGACAAGTTCTTTCCAGACTTGTGTGCAGCCATTGACAACTCAACCGGAGCCTACTAATGCAAAAGCCGCCATACAACATTACCCGTGAGTTTAATTCATGGTTTTTTGACGAGCATTATCCTGAAATGGGTAGCAATCGTGCACAAGTGTACGGCTACGGCAATCCTGGCAACAAGGACAATCGTGACTACTGGATGCGTCAGGCATTTGTGGCTGGAGCTAATTCCATGTTGCTGGAAATTGACACTTGCTTTTTAAGCTGGGCTTGTGCGGTTGAGGGTCTAGACCCTGAGCTGCTGGAGCCGTCGGAAGTCTATGACCGTGCTCGGGAAAACTTACACGCACACATACAACAATTGGAGTTATTTTAATGCACGTTAAAATCGGTAAATATAAGTCGTGGATTGGCCCGTACCAGATTGCTGATGCACTCTGCTGGTGGGTTAAACCCGTGACGGACGAACATGGCTTTAAATCTAAACCTTTGTGGGTTCACGATTTTGGCACTTGGCTGAGTGGCGGCGACAGCAAGCCTAGTACCCTGCTTAAGGTGTGTCAGTGGATTGAGTCGAAGCGTACTCGTCAGATTTACGTTCGCATTGACAAGTCGGACACTTGGAGCATGGACAGCACACTTTCACATATTATTGCTCCCATGCTTGTGCAGTTGCAAGCCACCAAGCACGGTGCTCCATTCACAGACGATGCTGATGTGCCCGAACACCTGCGCAGCACTGCGGCACCCCCCAAAGAGCACGACTGGGACACTGATGCCAACCACTTCCACCGCTGGGAGTACGTACTGGGCGAAATGATCTTTGCCTTCACCGCTAAGCGTGATGGTACATGGGAGGACAAGTACTCTAGTGGTGAGCATGACATGAGCACACAGGCTTGTGCTTGGGACGATGCAGGTAATCCTACTATGTACCAAATGGTTACTGGCCCTAATGATACTTATGTTTGCGACTATGAAGGCATGCGTGTTGAGCAGGCCCGTATCACTAACGGCTTCCGACTTTTTGGAAAATACTACGAAAATTTGTGGGATTGATATGACACTTTTAGTAATTTTACTGCTTGTTGCTGTTGCTGGTGTGGTGGCTTGGTATACACTAGACCGTGATGCCACTACACCTGAGCAAAATCCCAACTGGCCTTTTCCACATAACCGACCATGATATACCTATTACGATCATCAGCAGAAAAAGTTTTGTATGTTATGGATCAATTCCCAGACCGTGATGGTTTCTTAATAAACATTGACCCAACCACAGGCCCGATACCAACCATTACACTATCCGTAGACCTAGTACACAACAATGTTCTTGGAAAGTTCGTTGTTGAAGTACAAAATCCCGATAGTGCACCATAAGTGTTGTTTTTGTGCAACAAATTCTAAGCCCTCAGTGTTTATGCACTTGAGGGCTTTGTCATTTGTGTGTATAATATAGGATTAGAAAGGGAAATACTATGAAACGCGGCGAAATGCTCGACAAAGCCCTGCACCTGGCTACCAACGCTCATCACGGGCAGTTTGACAAAGGCGGCAAACCTTATATCTTGCACCCCCTACGAGTTATGAGCTTCTTAAAAACCGATGACGAAGAACTGCAATGCATGGCACTGTTGCACGATGTTGTTGAAGACACAGATACCACATACAACGATTTGATTTATGCTGATATGAGTCTTCGTGTTGTTGAGGGTATCCGAGCACTGACCAAAGAACGTGGTTATACCTATGACCAGTACAAGGAAAAGATTTTCAAAAACCGTGATGCTATGCAGGTTAAAATGGCTGACTTGCGACACAACACGGATATCAGACGCCTTAAAGGTGTAACAGCCAAAGACCTTGAGCGTATGGCCAAATACCACACATTTTATCTTGAACTCAAACAAAAATTGGAAACACAATGATTAAACCTGGAACACTTTGTATGATTCGTGGCGTGCCAAGCCATCGCCTGGGCAGTGATCTTAACGGCAACATTGTTGTAGTTGGGGATATTAAAACTCCCGAAGAAAGTATTTACTGGATCCAACCAGAGTTAGTTGACCGCCGCGGTCGTTTATTTACCGGATGCCGTAAGCAGTGGCTGTACCCATTTGAAGACTTTGGGCCAGAAACACTTGATGTAACTAACAAAGAACTGGAAACACAATGAAATTTGCACAACGCAGAACAGTATATGCTGATCTCAAAGACTACTGCCACCACGCCAAACCACATGACATGGTAGAGGTATGTGAGTGGACCAGTGGCGAAGGTTGGGACGTAACATTTGGCAACCGTAATTTTTATCTTACAATGGGCGAACTGCAAGCACTAACAGTGCTTTGCAACACAACGCACCCCAAGGAGATTGCATGACACAAATTGTAATTAACGCCCGCCACGGTGGGTTTGGACTTAGCAAAGACGCCACGGAGCTGTATGCAGCTTTTTGTCGTGATGCAGGTATTGAGCCTGAACAATACGACTGTGAAATTCCACGAGACAGTCGGCAGTTGATTAGTGTGATAGCTAATCTAGGTGAGCGCGCTAGTGGCCCTTATGCCAGACTAAAAGTGGTAACCATTCCAGATGATGTAGCCTGGACGATTGAAGAATATGACGGCAATGAATGGGTTGCTGAAGTTCACCGTACTTGGAGCTAACATGAAAAACTACCAATTTCGCACAAACTGGCGTGGCCAACTTGTGCTACAACGACTGCACAGCTGTCGTGGCCAGTTTGGTGACCGTGAGTACCATTGGAGTGATGCCGCTGCCAGTGACTTAAAAAACTACTATGAACAACTTTGTAAAATACAAAACCCATGCAGTTGTCAACAACAACTTTTTGAACAGGAATGTGCATGAACTTAAATACTCTACTAGACAGCACGCCACGACTTCGTGCGTGGTATAAGGTGGGACCTGTACAGCGCGCTGAGCTGGAACACCTTGTGCAGCAACTAATAAACTACCGCGATTACGGACTCACAGCTGATGGTGAACTTGTTTGTGCAGGCACCAAAGTATGGGTTCTAGACTCCCTTGGCAAGCCAACCAAGGCCGCTATGCTTCCACTAGAAGCACTTACTGACTACTATCTTTTTGATCAGATTCCGGTTGCACAGGCATTTTCAACACGCCAAGCAGCCTTGGACTATAAAAAATACAACCAATGAAACAAACACACCAAATCGCTTACGACTACTGCATGGCACAGATCACACAAGCTGCCGCAGTTGACCAACTTAATAGCGCCCTGCGCGGTTTAGGGTCGGATAACCTGCTATACTCGCTGTGCGAACCACTAGAGCACGCATACACACTCCTAGTAGAAAAACTCCTAGGCCCAGAACTCTTTGACTGGGTTATCTGGTGGATATACGAAGCTGACCACGGCAACGCGCCAATGCTGTTCGTCGTCGACGACATTGCTTACGACCCTACTGAAATTACCATGTACCGATTCTTGGAGATTGTTGATGCGAGATAAATTACCACCACTTAACGTCTGTGCAGCAATCATAATACTTGCACTAATAATTGCTGGACTAGCCACTATTCAACCGGTTATTGTAGGCGGTATGTTAGTAGCGGTTGCACTTTTCTGGGCTATAATTACCATAGCCGACTACTGGATGAGCTAATGCGAGTACTAAAATATCCACTAAAAACAGGACTCAACACAATCGCAAGTCCAGGTGCCAGCAAGCTACTGTACATGGACTGGCAGGACAACAAACTCTATGCCTGGGTACTAGAACACACCACAGATTGTCAAGACGAATACGAAGTATACGTTGCGGTTACTGGTGAGGAAGTTCCCTATGAGTACCACTGGTGTTGCACCGCACAACTCCACACTGGGGGCGGCTACTTTGTGGTACACGGGTTTGACTAAAAATACACACATCGCTATGTGCGCTAGCGCACATACATTTCTCGAAAACATGGTATAATAAATGAACAACAACAACAAAACACAGTACTTAATCTGCAAGCTGCAGGAAGAAGCAGCTGAGGTAATTCAAGCGGTTAGCAAAATCAACCGGTTTGGTGAGCAGAATCGGCACCCAGATCGTCAAACAACTAACAAACAAGAACTCGTAGGTGAACTAGAAGATTTTCTTGCAATTCTCGGAGTTCTTGAGCAAACCGGCTGGTTAGATCTGACCCCAAGTCGCGAAAACATCGCAAAGAAGGCAATGGCACTAATCAAAGGCTAAAATGTCAGAAAGTTCCTCTAATAATCGACTTTTTTACTCCTCGCTAAAATTTACACCTTGTATTTTGCAAAAAAGTGTGCTATAATTTAGTTATTACTAGAGAGTAAGACAGCTAGAGGATTGTACAATTTAAAATTGTTGTATAATCCGTGTGGGGAGGTGAGGTCACGAGAAGGGGCCCCGTACACGGATTAAATACATCAATTTTCTTAAATTGTTTACAATCCTGTCAATCGCATAGCGTTGCTTAAATAAGGCAACACTTTTTTGTTATTTGGGCTTCTTAAATTTGATAATTGAATTTACAACCAAAATTCAAGCAAACCGCCCCACTTTCCACCCTAGACCACGGATTCGGTTTAGGGTCAGTTATGTTAGCTACTGTGAAGCTAACGCTTTTGTTATTTAAAAAATGTTAACACTAAAATCAAATCAGATCAAGGACTTTCCTTTTGAGCAATATGCTCACCTTAATGACTCGCAGCTAGAAGATCTAGCTAAAACTCATTACCTAACCACAATGAATTCGTGGATGTTACCCCAAATCGCACACCACTACGGCAATAACTGGCACTTAGTACATGGTGATAGTAATAAGATTGATTGCAATCTTACAGCCAAGCGTAATATTACGTCAGACTGGGAGCTAGGCTTGTGGCGAGTATGCACTAAACTCAAGCGAGGCAGTCTAGTAAAATCTCAGATTAATCCAGAGTTTGCTAGCTATTCTTCACTAGTTCCACTAATCTTAATGGGTTCGAAAAAATACCGAGGCATTATGTATATGCAATGGGATATTCAGCCTAGTTGCAAGCTTATAGACAAAAACTTGCTTGAAGCTATGTTGTGGCAGCCAACGGAAGCAGAGCAAATTGACGGAAACTTGGACATGGGAGAGATTCGCTACGGTTTAGGGTCTGATAGATTAATTGAGCTTCGACACAAGGGCTTAATGATTAAAACTGGCCCACGAAAGGACACATTCATGAGTCCTACTAGTTCGTGGTGTCTACGAGGTATGCAAAATACAGAGCTTGCCAAAGCACCAAAGCTAGTCGGAACTATGCTTACCCAAATCTGGGTAGCACATCCTAGCTTAAGAACAGAATATATGATTCTAGACCCCAATGCGTGGGACTGGATGCCTCCACCACTTGTATCGCAAGATATTTTTAAACACCCTGAGAAATCAGCACAAGCAGCCCCTAGTGTTAGCTTAGATTTACCTTGGGAGCTATAAAATGACTTATACCAAAGAAATTTGTGACCGTCTAGTACACGACTACCAATCCGGGGTGCCAGTTGAGGAGCTAGCCCACCAGCTGCAAGTACCAGTTCGCAGCATAATTGCCAAGCTCAGCAGCCTCGGTGTGTACCAGAAAAAATCGTACCTTAACAAACGGGGAGAGGTACCGGTTAAAAAGTCGGAGCATATTGAACAGATTGCCACCTTACTCGACTGCGACCTGGAACTACTCGAAAGCTTAGAAAAAGTCAACAAAGTAGTGCTTAAATTAATCCAGCAAAAGTTAAGTGACCCTAAATCTGCATAATCGCACATAATACAACACAATCGCACCAAAGCCCACTTAATTTCGGTTAAGTGGGCTTTTTTGTTGTGTGCACAAATCACTTAAAATTGTGGGACTTCTTACGGTTTAGGGTCAGAGGCGGTTGAAAACGCACTTGACAATAGAGGTTTACCACTGGTATAATTTGGCGCAGACAGGTGTGGAATTCTGCACCTGGTTAATTTCGGGCAAAACAAAAGCCCCCAAGATAGCGAATCTTGGGGGCCGTTGAACTTGCCTGCGTCCAGGTACTAACAGTTTTTATAATGGTTGTCGTACTACAGTATCTCAACTGCCAGGTTTCCTCTGTATCCAACTCAGACTTATGCTACCACAGCGGCTGACCCTAAACTGCACAAATCTCTTAAAGTGGTTAGCTCCGAGTACGGGCAGGCGGGGGATGACTGCACGTTTCAGTCCACAAGAGTGCAGTACTTTAGTGTGGATATCCGTGCTTTGAGTATTGTTTCGAGTCTTCACTCCACCACATTTTTTGCAACTTTGGGCTTTGTTGGCCCACGCTCTCAACGCTCGGCGACCACACATAATTTTTCACAACCCCTGTGCAGTTTAGGGTCTGAGTAGGTTCGACTCCACCAGGTACAATGACGGGGTTCGGTTCCACCGGATCTCACTTTTAACGACTTAGGGTCGAGCCACAGTAACGAGGGCCAAGCTCGGATAATTATAAGTCTATCGCTCTAGAGGCAAGACCATTTAACGTCGGTACCAGATAAGACGGCATGGGATATAGGGACGGCTCCCTAGAATTACTCATTTCCACAGCACTACTAAGTTTCCGTGCGTCAGTCCACCAGGTTTTTGCCTCAGCGATTTCGCCTCGGCTACTAGGCCAACAGAGTTCAACACTTCCAGTTTTCGTTATAGTGGGTTTTCATCCTGACCCCAAGGCGTTGCTGGCGGAGGTTAATCGCGAACCAGCACTGCACTCCTTGGAGTTTCGCACAACTTGCATGTGCTCGTCAGAGGGTTGGTACTTGATACGGGAGTCGAACCCGTCTTGTCCGCATGAAAGGCGGGTGTCCTAGCCGATAGACGAATCAAGTGTAAAAAGTGGGCGGTGACTAGAGAATTCGGTCACCATCAAGTTGTTATCTGGACATATGTGCCAGACTCATAACACCCATAATAAAATACTTTGCAAATACTAACGTACGCTTTCGATCCACGTGGAAGACACTTACAAGCCCCTGCAGAGGCGGTCATGCGCACCTTCACGATTGTTACACTAGCAACCTATGCCTAGTCAAAGTATTTTATTATGTGTGCTAAGGGCTGTGGCTCGGACTTTCCCACAATTAAGACGTTGTTCGGCTACCGCTCGCACCGCTGTCACCCTGTAATATATCTATTATACGCCGTTTAAGATAGCCGTTCAAGTAAAAAATTAGACAATCGTTGCAACCAGACTACCTTACTAAATATGACTAATTGTTGTCGTGAGGTTGAGTAAGTGTTCATTTGCTTGCGGGCACCAAATAACGAAGTTGTTTGGTATTCATTAAGCCCTTCCCGACTGTCTAAGTATATATTATACAGTGATTGGGGTTGAAGATCAAGACAAAATTTCCTGACCCTCAACCGCCGCGATTACTGCAAGCGTGCAACCAGTGCTTCCAGCACATCGTGGTTGGCCTTTTCCAGGCTTTCAAACACTTCTGGAGCCACGCCGCAACGTTGTGCAAGCAGGTCAACCAGTTCGGCTTTCTTAACCCGTGCAACGCCTTTGTTGGGGGTCTTGGCCACGTACACGCCTTCGCGTGAGAGCTTGGCAACTACGCTACGCACAGTTTTGCCCAGTGTCTCGGCAAGTTGCTCCACGGTTTTACCAGCTTGGTAGCCGGTGACGAGTTCCACGGTTTGTTCGGGGGTATAGTTCTGAGGGATCGCTTTAGTCATCGTATGTCCTTTAGTTGGTTTCTGCGCTGTTTAAGATTCTATTATACACTTAGAAGGGAACATCGTCAAATTCAAAAATTTCGTCGTGTGCGTCGCTACATACGAAAATTTCTGACAGTTCTGCTCCTGCAAATTCATGGAACCAGTCGTCCTGAATCTGTGCGAAAAATTCGGTGTCTGTCATTTGCCATTCCTTCCTGTTGATATAATAATTATACAAAACTTTGCCAAAGTGTTCAAATCTAAATTTTTTCTCTTGACACATATAGCTTTGCCACTGTATAATGGGCGCAGAGGGACCCTCAAGTTTTTGCACTTGACCCCGCACTGGCGCAGAAAAGCTCAAAGTTTTCCACTTGACAAGGATTCCCACTGGCGCAGCAAAGCTGCGTGAGTACGAAAGTACTCAAATTCGATTTTAAATGAAAATTGCAAACAAAAGTACACATGAGCTATTTGGTTCACAAAACGCGCCTGCAAACAAAAGTAGTAGTGTTGTTTTTTAAACACACACAAAAAATATGTTATTGAAAAAACTTGACACGGGCCGCAAAATTATGGTATAATTTTGGCGCAGCAAAATGTAATACTTTTGTTTGCAATTTCGTTTTGCAAACAAAAGTATTACAAAAGATAATGGACAAAATAAAACCCGCCAAAGCGGGTTATTATTAAATTAATGCAGATCTGGGGATTTTAATTAATCCTGCAAGATAATCAATTTCCCATTCATAATGCTGAAAAACCTCATAATCATAATCGCCAGTAAATTCCAGCATATAATCGGCCGCGATATTAATATATTCTGGACGGATTTTGTCAAATGTCCAGCCATTATAATCTTGGGGATTAATGCCCAACTGGAGAAAAGTTAATACCAGCGGTTTATCCGCAAAACTGGGAAAATTAATCATCATTTTGTTTTTCCTTTAAAAATCCTATTATAGAAACGCACGTCGAGCTATTATGCCGGGTCGAATCCTTCCCTTACACCAAATCAACGATGCTTGTGTGCGTTTCTATAATAGGGCTTTCGCCCTATTATATCAGATTGGCTTAGAATTAGCCAATGCGGAAAAAATCTTTTCCAGTGCCGTTTTATTGGCTTTTGTCAAACTTTCGATTTCATTTTCCGAGAGTTTGAGAATTGCGCCGATTGCGTCAGCGTGTGCATCCTTTTTGACTACTGGAGCACCAGTTTTTGAAACATAAGTTTTCGCTTTGTAGACTTTTTCGCGTGACAATTTAGCCACAACCGAACGAACAGTTTTGCCCAAATTTTCGGCGATGGTTTCAACTGCGACACCGGCCGCATAATCGGCCACCATTTTGGTGGTTTGCTCGGCGGTGTAATTCACCGCTTTTGTGGTCTTTTCCATTTTCGCTTTCCTTTCAGTGTTTAAGCCTTTATTATATCAGATTTCGGCAACTTGGCAAGACTTATTTTTTGTAGGGTCTTTGCACATTTCCCCGATCGCTGACAAGCCACAATTATACCACAATTTTTTGTTGTTTTTTAAACACACACAAAAAATAAGTTTTTGCCAAAAACTTGACGCGGGGCAAAATTATGTGGTATAATTTTGGCGCCAACCTGTAATACTTTGGTTCACAAAAATTACCGGAAACAAAAGTATTCATAAATTTTTGGCGCGCCCACACCTTATTATACCACAAAAACCGTTGTTTTTTAAACACACACAAAAAATAAGTTATACGAAAAAACTTGACACGGGCACAATTATAATAGTATAATTGGCGCCCCGAAAACAAAAGTATTCATTTTTGCAAATGTAAACTTTTGTTTTTAAACGCAAAAAAGCCCCTCCTGGGGGCTTTTATTTTCGGGGTTTTATTTTATAATAGGCAATAATCGAAATAAATATAATGTTCGCCGTATAATTAAATATTAATGGCCAATGCCATTTTGGAATAATATAAACAATCGTGAATAATTCGCCCACGCCCCACATAATCAAAAACCCCCAAGTTAATCCGTCAGAGTTTTTTGTTTTATAAGATTCCCAAGCCTGCGGTAATCCACAAAATGCCAATAAAATCCCGCCAATCCAGCCAATATATTCCATGATAGTCCTTTGAGATAATCGGGGATTTCTCCCCGAATATATTAAGCCGCTTTAAAGTGATCTTTTACCTGAAACGCTTTCCAATTATAGGCAAGCATTTTCTCGCGCCAGTCACGCTTATTGATAATGGTTTGCAAAATCGGCAATTCAAAATCACGGGCATCTTCTAAGGCAGTATGCGGTTCGATTTTAAATTCACCGGCAATAAACCCGCAAACTGATTCCGCAGTAGTGGAAAATGTCATATTGCCATTTGCAGTGGGTTTATTAAAAAGGTGATTTTGCAAAACAAAATCACGATATTGTTTTTTATTGCAGATATTACCAACGGCCGCTTGCCACAAGCAAAACTTATTCGAGAAACCCGACAAATCAATACCAGTATTTTGGCATTTGTCCAAATCAAAAGCCAGATTATATGCAGTCAAAATCGGGTCATATTTGCCAATGGCTTGGTTAATCCAGCGATTAATCGCATTTACTGATGCAAGCATACGTGTGCCATTATCAAGCATTTTGACATAATTGGATTTTCTTTTTTCCAAACCCGAATAACCCCAAATATCATTCGCTTTTTTATCGTGGAACAATTCAAAATTGCCATAATGGTTATTGACCAAAACAGCGCATTGATTGTGGATTTTGCCCTGACGATCAACGATAATGATGGCAAAATCGGCCACAGTGTTTTCGATTGTGGTTTCAGTGTCCAAGATAGCGAAGAATTGTTTTTTAGCCATGATTGCTTTCAGTTGGTAAGCCTAGATTATATCACAGTTTTTTGCAAAACCGGAAAATAATTTAAAAAAAGTTGTTGTAAATTCCCAACAAGTTAGCACAGAAAAAAGTGCCATTCAAAACGCCCAAAGCCTTATCACGTTTTACAAAAGCCACGATAAGCCAAGCCAGTGAACCAAAAGTAAACAAAATGTAACCAATTTTAAACATTGCGCTTGCAACTGCAAACGACCCTAAAATTGAAACAAAAGTACCAAACCAAGACAAGATATTAAGCATTTTTTGGAATCTCCATTGAGTGATGCGGGTTAGCCTCAAGCCCATATTCTAACATGATTTTTTGCCAATTTTCACCATGACCACAAATTTTTTCTGAATCACCGAAAAGGTTATAATCGGCTTGGTGAATAATCTCATGCGGAAGTATTACATCCATCATGATATTGAAGTATTGAGTATTCCATTTGAAAAATTTGTAACCCATTTGTATGCGGTTTTCTTTTTGAAAACACATTCCGGCACAACGCCAGATGTAAGGGTTAAGTTCTAATTTTGGTTCATTGTAGTGAACCAAAGGTGTATAAATTTCGCAAAGTGAATCCCAAATCATTACAGTCTCGCGATGTAAGTGGGTTAAGAGTGCTTTTTTGTCCATGCCACAATTCTACCACGAATTTGTGTTGTTTTTTAAACACACACAAAAAATAAGTTATTAAAAAATCCTTGACACGGCCAAATATTATATAGTATAATATTGGCGCAAACCTGCAAACCAAAGTATTCATTTTTGGTTTGTAAACAAAGGTATTACATTGTTTCATGTGAAACAATAGGGGCAAAGCCCCTATTTTTAATGTCCTTGTTTACTTGGAACATAAACCCCACGGATATTGAATCGGTCACAAACCGCTTTCAAATAAGTGGTATTATCTTCATAAAATGTAAATTCAGCATTTGCAAATGGCTTAAGATTAAAAAACTTAGTTAATCCAGCGATTTTCAATTTACCGCCTGAAGTAGTATCACCATCACAACGTGAGATAATATAATCAGGTTCACCGAGAATATCGGTGATGAATTTATTATCAGCTTCACGCAAAACACGGGCAGTTGCAATAATCACAAAAGTATTATCATCTTGCAAATCCGCACGATATTGGCTAGCCAATGGCAATAATGAATCATCCATTGCCCGATATTCATTTTCTCTCCAATAATCCAAATCAATTCGTTCGCCCGAATCGTCAACGATGGTTTTATATCTGTGCAAACTGCAAACGATAGTACCATCCATGTCATAAATGCTAACCTTAGTAATCTTTGCCATTTTGAACCTCTGTTCTGTGTTGATGTGTCAATTATACACGGCTTTTGGGGTTTTGTGTGGCTTTTTTTGCCCATCACACAAAATAAAGTGTAACAATTCTGGCCAACTGTTACAATTATTTTCGTTGTTTTTTGGCAAAAGCCCTTGACACGGGCAAATTATATATGATATAATTGGCGCGCCCACAGAAACAAAAGTATTCATTTCTGTGGGCAAACAAAAGTATCAACGATCTTTCATTCGTTGCAAAACGGCCAATATATCAGGCTCAGACAATTTTTCAAGCAAACGCCGCAAGACCTCATCTTGCACGTCTTTTGGAGTCGGAGTATTTGGGTTTTGAGTGTTTGTGTTCATGAGTGTATTATACCATAAAAAGCAGGGGATACAATCCCCTACAAGTTATCAGGTCTTTTCAGCCTTAATAAAATCTGCAATCGCTTTGAGTGCAGTTTTGTTAGCTTTGGTTAGCGATTCTACATCAGCTTCACCCAAGCCCAGAGCATCACCAATGTAATCGGCAACAGCATCCTTTTTTACTACAGCTTCACCAGTCTTGGAAACATAAGTTTTAGCTTTGTAAACCTTCTCGCGTGAGAGCTTGGCAACAACCGAACGAACAGTCTTACCCAATGCCTCAGCAATGGATTCAACAGTAGTACCGGCTTGGTAGTCGGCAACCATCTGAGCTGTCTGCTCAGGCGTATAATTCACAGTCTTGGTAGTCATTTAAAAGTCCTTTCAGGGTTTCATTACAAAAGCAAAGTATAACACAAATGGCAGGGCAATGCAAGCCATACAAAGTGCCAAATCCAAAAATTCTCGAATCTTATTCATTATTCAGCCTCACATTCAGCGGCATAAGCCAGAGCATTTTGTGCAGTGCACAAAGCGTTATAAGAACGGCGAACAATGGTATCATCACCAGTGATCTTAGCCGCATAGTATTCAACCAATTTTTCAGCATATGCAAGAGCAAGTGTCTGTGTCATAGTGTCTTTCGTTGTCATGTATGAATTATATCACGCAATCTCACAGTGTCAACAAGTTTTTTAAATTATTTTCTAGGTAGTTTCCCTATGTAGTAGTTGGTTCACAAATGTGATAGGAAACAAAAGTAGTAGGTGTGCTAATAGATTAGAAACAAAAGTACACAGGGGGCGGTTTGTAGACTAAAGTATTCACATTTGCCTATGGGCCCACCCACACGCGGCCTATTCAAATAAAACTCGAAAACACTTTCGGTGCCAACGCTCAACCCAATCGCCACCAATCCACCCAAACTGCCCCCACCCGACCCTAAACCACAACAAACCCACCCCCACCTTCCACATCCCCCCAACCCACCCCAAATCCGCACTTGCCCACACACCTGCCCCCGTGATATAATCCACCCAAAGGACTACATATGACTCAAAATCTACCTGCTGAAACACTGCAAATTGCCCCGGAAGCCCTGGAGGTAGCAAACTGCTATTTACAGTTACAAGATGCCAAACGTGTGGCACACGAACTAGACTTGCCACCAACCCTGGTCACCGAAATCCTCGCCCGCCGTGAGGTAAAGGGCTATATTGATGCTGTGTTCATGGACACCGGCTACAACAACCGTTTTCAAATGCGTGCTGCTATGGACGCACTAATCAAGCAAAAGTTTCAGGAGCTGCATGAAGCCGGAACTGGATCGACTAAAGATATTAGTGAACTGCTAGCGCTTTCACATAAAATGTCGATGGACTTGCTAGACCGTGAAATTCAGCTTGAGAAGGCTCGTCAAGGCCCTGGCGGCCCGCAAAAGCAGGTCAACGTGCAAATAAACGACGGACTTGATGGATCAAAGTACTCACATCTTATTTCAAAGCTTATTAGTGGAGACGGGTTGTAAAATTTAAGCTTGCGCAGTACCTTCATAGATGATATAATAGTATTTTAATAATTTATGAAGGTACTAATTATGCAAACATACATATACAAACTTACTTTTCCCAATAGTCATAAAGTTTATATTGGGCAAAGTCTTAACCCGGAAACTAGAGTACAACGTCACCTACAAAAATTACGTGACGGAATACATCACAGTAAAAAACTACAACAAGAGTACCCAGAGTGCGGTAAGCCCGAACTAAGTATTCTAGAAGTCTGTGATATCAATAGTGCAGATACTCAAGAAATTTATTGGATACAAGAGTATAATTCTTATCTTGATGGATACAACTCCACCAAAGGCGGCAACGGTACAGGGGTAGGAGAAGACTGCCCTAGTGCCAAGTATACCATTGATGACTATCTTGCAGTTGTAGCTTTTTTAGCGCACACAGATATGTCCACAAAAGAAATAGCTGCCGAATTAGGTGTAGGTATAAGTACAGTACTTAATATTTCTTCACAAACCAATCACCTGTATTTACGTGATATTGTACCAGAAGACTGGAATTTAATGATTAATAAACAAAGACATCATGCTAACTGGAGGGCGTATCCATCCGTTATTAGTCCAGATGGTGTAGTACATAAAGTAACCAGTGCCAGGGCATTTTCGCGAGAACATAAACTGGATCAGTCAGATTTTGCCAAAATGCTAAATGGCAAAAAACTTAGTGTTAGGGGCTGGAAAGTATGCTAACTGTATCACGACCAGATGTACAATGCGATGAGATTGTTGAGTTTGATGCCGGTGCCAGGTTTATTAAGCTGCCTATTACCAACTACTTGAAACTGTTAGGCATTTACGAAACCATCAACCGACCCCAAATCGCACTAATTAACGCAGTCAACGACCCCAAGTACCGATTTGTTTGCGCTGCACTAGCACGACGTCTGGGCAAAACCTACATTGCCAATGTGGTTGGTCAGCTTGTTTCACTAGTCCCCGGCTGCAATGTGCTAATCATGTCGCCAAACTATAATCTATCGGGAATTTCGTTTGAACTACAACGCAAGCTGATCAAGCACTTTGACTTAGAAGTTTCGCGTGATAACCTTAAGGACAAGATTATTGAACTCTCAAATGGTTCGACAATTCGCATGGGTTCGCTGTCGACTGTGGACAGTTGTGTTGGTCGAAGCTACGACCTAATCATCTTTGACGAAGCTGCACTGGGGTCAGACGGTGAGGCTGCGTTTAACGTTGCGCTACGACCTACGCTGGATAAGCCTAATTCAAAGGCTATTTTTATTTCCACACCGCGTGGTCGCAACAACTGGTTCTCTCAATTTTATCAGAGGGGATTTAGTGCGGATTTTCCAGAGTGGGTTAGCTTGCAAAGTGACTATAGCGAGAATACTCGCATGGCTGAGTCGGATGTGGCTGAGGCACGCAAGTCTATGTCGCGTGCTGAATTTGAGCAAGAATACCTTGCTTCATTCACAGTGTTTGAGGGTCAGATTTATAGTCTAGCACAATCCGATGTCCTAGAACCGCCCCCAGACTTGCGTGGCGAAGCCATTGCTGGTTGTGACCCAGGCTATCGTGACTACACAGCGTTTGTCGTAATACTCTACTGCATGGTCACCGATGTGTTTTGGATTGTTGATGAGTACTTAAAGAACGAAGCCACCACTGCTGATCACGCCGAGTCATTTCGTGAGTTGTGTTCAAAGTGGGGTGTAGAAACCATCTTTATTGATAGTGCGGCCGCACAGTTTGCTAGTGACCTGGCTTATATCTACGACCTTGCCTCAACCAAAGCTAAAAAAGATGTGCTGCCAGGTATTGCTTATGTGCAAACACTGGTAGCGCAAGGCCGACTCAAAGTAGCGCCTCACTGCACTCACAGCTTAGCAGTGTTTGACCAATATCGCTGGGATACAAAAGAAGGCCTACAACGTGAACGTCCAAAGCATGATGAGTTTTCTCACATGGCTGACGCGATTCGTTACGCACTTTATACATACACCTTGTAATTCCACAGCCTATCCCACCAGCCTAGTTTACTTAGTCGTTGTAGCTCAGTTTTGTGCTTAAAGTAACGATCTTTGAATTCATTGGTTAGTGCCAGCAGATCCTTATAATCCTGGTCAATAATATAACCCTCGTCTCGTAGCTGTTGGAGTGCATCTTCTGCAGCACTTTGCAGTTCTTGTGCGGCATCAATCTTTTGTTGGCTGCTATGTATTAGCTCCAAGTGTTCTAGTGTGCCCAAGTGCAGTAGCTCATGCGATTTGTTTATAAGTCGGGAAACTTCATCTGATTGATTAACTGCTGGGTAGGTAGTGTTAAGCATATCATGACACTTAAACTGGTCAATAAGTAACTCCTCTAAAATATCAATATGGTCACGGTGACAATAAAAGATTGCCTCGGTTTCCGGTAAACCGCAGCGCTCATACTCAACCTGCATAGGTCGTGCTGCCTTGCCAGTTGCGAACTTATTAAAGTGCTGTTTCCAGCGAGTTTCCAAGTCAAGTGATTTGCCGATATAAAACTTACCACTTGAAAAGGTTAATCGGTATATTCCCGAAGCCATATTTCTCCTTAAAATTCAATTATACTCGATTTGGATTGTGTGTGCAAGTCAAAACGTCCAAGGTGCACAAAAAATTATGGTATTGACATTTTTGTCCTAACCAGGTATAATACTAGTAATCTCAAGAGGTCCAATTAAAAAATGGCCAAGAACACAAACAAACGTATCCCAGTTAAGTGGGTTCGCGATCGTGCCAAGGCAGCGTACGATAAAAAAACGGAGTGCTTTGTCTGTGATACTGACAAAGACCTAGAACTTCATCATCTACATTCGATCACAATCTTACTAGAAACGTGGGCTGCGCGAAAAGGTTACGACATATCAACAGACGAAGGCATTTTAGCTGTTCGTGATGAATTTATTGCTGAGCACCGCGTAGAGCTATATGACCAGGTTTACACCCTATGTAATCCGCACCATGTAGCACTGCACAGTATTTATGGTAAAGCACCAGCAGTAGGTTCGGAAGCAAAGCAGCAACGTTGGATTGAAATACAACGCGAAAAGCACGTTCATGGTGATAAAGCCGTTCCTACTCAAACACACAACTCATTTTTCTCAAGATTTATTTAAGGGAAACTATGAGTTGGATAACAAAATCTCAAGACTGGATTCGTGAAAAACTGAACCCAGCACAAACACGTATTGCACAAGACGCCGGTACACAAATCGGTAGTGATGCCAAGGTAACGTACTTTCAAAGCTTTCAGAAGCTGGAAGCAGTTAATCGTAGCGTTAGCTTGTTAGTTAACGCTGCAAGTAGCTTAGACTACGACATAAAAGATAAAGTACACGATGGTGTTACAACTGGTATTCGTCAAAAAACACTAAATACCTTACTTAACTTCCGTCCTAACCCCTATCAAAGTGCACAAGATTTTCGCACCGCGCTATTCACAGACTTTGTCCTAGAAGGTAACGCTTTTGTACACTTTGACGGTGTATTTATGTATCACCTGCCTGCTGACAAAGTAGAAATCATGACTGACGAAAAGACTTTTATCAAAGGCTTTCGTTATAACGGAATGGTAGACTTCAAAGAGTCCGAAGTTTTTTACTTTCGTGATTTAGCCAGCGATAGTATCTATCGTGGAAGCAGCAGACTACAATCAGCAGACCGCAGCGTTAAGTTGTTGTATTCAATGCAGCAATTTCAAGAAAACTTCTTTGATAACGGTGCAGTATTTGGCTTAGTGCTTACCACTGATAACACGCTATCACAAGTTGCAAAAGAAAAAACAATTGCTTACTGGTTACAAAAGTACAATGTTAAACAAGGCGGTAAGCGCCCAGTTATCTTGGACAGTGGCTTAAAGCCGCATCAGCTAGCCGAAACAAACTTCAAAGACATGGATTTTGATACTTCAATCAAAACTCATGCCGAAAAAATCATGCAAGCAGTTGGCGTTCCGCCAATCTTGTTGCAAGGTGGTAACAACGCCAACATCTCACCTAACTTACGCTTATTCTACTTAGAAACAGTATTACCGATTAATCGTAAGTTTATTAGTGCAGTTGAGCGTTACTTTGGTTACGACGTAGAAGCTATTACTAGCTCCGTTAGTGCACTACAACCCGAATTAAAAGACATTGCTGCGTACCATAGTACGTTAGTAAATGCCGGTATTATAACTCCTAATGAAGCTCGCGTAGAACTTCGTTATGAATCAAAAGCTGGCAACGATGATTTACGAATTCCTGCAAATATTGCAGGTTCAGCCGCAAATCCTAGTACTGGAGGACGACCCGCCTCCGCTAAGGAATAACACAAAGGGGTATTATGGTAGATAAAAATAAAGTCCTGTTTTTAAACAGTTCTTTTACTAAGAGTGAACCTCTACCAACTGCTGACGGCAAAATTGAAAGTGTAACCATTCAAGGATACGCTTCAACTAATGACGTTGACAGACACGGTGACATTGTTCCAGCTGCGGTGTGGCAAAAGGGTATTGAGAATTACTTGAAAAATCCAGTAATTCTTGCTTACCACAACCACAATGAGCCAGTTGGTCGAATGACAGATCACCGCGTTGATGAGAAAGGCTTGTTTGTAACAGCAAGAATTTCTGCAGCAGCTGAGGATGTTTTCAATCTTGTAAAAGACGGCGTGCTAACCGCCTTTAGCATTGGTTTCCGTATCGTTGATGCGGAATATAATTCAGCCTTAGAGCTGTTTGTTGTAAAAGAACTGGAACTACACGAAATATCCGTTGTGTCTGTACCAGCTAATCAAAATACACTATTTAGTCTTTCTAAGGCGTTTGATACGGCCGAAGAATTTAAAAGTTTCAAAATGCAATTTGCTACCCCAAGCGACTCAGCTAAAGGGCTAGAAGCCTCCGGTGATGCAAAAAGCGATAACACAAAGGAATTGGAAATGACTCCAGAAGAACTACAAAAAATGTTGGCCGCTGCCGCTGAGCAAGCCACTAAGTCCCTGCTAGCTGCTCAAGAAAAAGCCGCTGCTGAAAAAGCTGCTGCCGATGCGCAACAAGCTGACTTAGACGCAAAAATCAAGGCTGCTGTTGCTCTAGCAACACCATCCACAACTGGTGCTGAAGCACTAATGGCAGAAGTAGAGAAGCGTTTCGCTGCTCAAGCTGACGAAACTAAATCTGTTGTTGCTGGTCTAGAAAGCGCTCTAAAAGAGAAAGCTGCTGAACTAGAAGCTATTCAGAAATCACGTATGACTTTCACAGATGGCAAAGCCGGTGAAATGTCTTATGCTGACAAAGAGAAGGCCGTTATTCTCGCAAAGATGGCAGGTAAAGCCCTAGAAGGTACTAAGTTTGGCCGTGATATGGTTCAAAAGTACGGTGCTCACGTTCCAAGCGCAACTTGGGAACTAGAAGTATCCACAAACATGGAAAATGAAGTACGTCGTCGTCTAGTGGTTGCTCCTAACCTACGCGCTATTACTATGGCTACCAACGTAATGACTATTCCTGTGAACCCAGAAGCTGGTGTTGCTACATGGATGGCTAACACAGCATTTGGTACAACATCATCTGCTGGTGCCGAAGCAACTCACGCGCTAAAAGAAATCACTCTAAACGCTTACAAAGTTGCAACAAACGAATACGTTGCTTACGAAGAAGAAGAAGACGCTCTGCTAGCAATTATGCCTGTTATCCGTGACGCTATGGTTCGCCGTGTTGCTCGCGCTGTTGACCGCGCTATGCTACGTGGTGCTGGTTCCGGAAGCGATCCAGTTAAAGGTCTAGCAACTTACGACGCAGTAAGCGCTGTTACTCTAGATATTTCTGATGCTGCTAAAATGACAGTTGCAAAACTGCAAGCTATGCGTCGTGACCTAGGTGCCTGGGGTCTAGACCCAGCTGAACTAGTTTATATCGTAAGCACAGAAGGTTACTACGACCTGCTAGAAGATACAAACTTCCTAACAGTCGACAAAGTTGGTCAACAAGCCACTCTGTTAACTGGTCAAATCGGTGCAGTTGGTAACACTCCAGTTATCGTAAGTGCTGAATTTGCAGACAAAGCAGCTGACGCTGTTGGCGCAATCTGCTTTGCACCAGGTAACTTCTTGGCTGGTAATCAACGCGGTCTACGTGTTGATACACAAGACCTAGTAGAAACACAACGTCGTGTTATGGTAGCTAGCCTACGTACTGGCATGACTCAAGTTACAACTAACCTAGGTGCTGGTGTTTCAGCTCTACGTTACGTAGCTTAATAGTTTAAAACTATAAACAAGACCCTTAAGTGGGTCTTGTTTTATAAGTGTATACTGTACACTTATAAAACAAGGAGATTCTATGGCATTAAACCTAATTACAAGACAAGAATATAAGGCGTATGCGGGAATCAAGAGTACCAACTACGATAGCGATATTGATGGGCTAATCCCAAGAGTATCACAACTAATAAAAAACTACTGCCGTCGTACGTTTGTGGACTACATGGACTCAGACAAAGTAGAAATATTTAGTGGTGATTGCGATAAACTAATACTTAGCGAAAGTCCAGTTGTATCGGTTAACCTAGTTCAACAAAGTGATAACTACGGTCAAAGCTACAGCAACTTAACACAATACACTGACTGGGTTCAAGATGGTGATTATGTTATTCCACTAAACACAGATGCATACTGGGCAAAAAGAATTCGTGGATACCGTGTATCCTATGCTGCAGGTTATGATGATGTGCCGCTGGATATTGCGCTTGCAGCAATGGATTTAGTAAGCTACTATCGCCAAAACGATGGGTCTGTACATAACAATAAGTCACCAGGTGCTGGTGGCAGTGTTCAACTAGAGTATATTATGAACACTAACTTTCCAGCACAAATTAAGCGCGTGCTAGATCTTTATGTGGCGGATTATTCGTAATGGCTATTGAGATACCTTATAGTATAGCAACAAATGCAAAAGAGTTTTTAACTGGATTAGTTGCTGAGCAAGCCTCATATTATAACTCCAAAGAAAAAGCAGCAAAAGATATTAATACTTTTGTTAGCGAAATAGATACAAAACTACGTTTAGCATATGATAAATATATTCCAAACGTACATGTAATAGACGCAGAGTCTTTTACTAATATACTTGCAAATAGATTGGCAGAGGCCGGTAAAAACGTACTGGATCCAGGAGCAGATACAGGCATAGCCGCAAGGTTTGCAGATAAAAATAGTACAGAATATAAAAATCTCAGTAAAATAGTTGTAGATAGTTTAAGTAAATACCATAACAAGCTACTTAGTAATCAGACAGTAAAAAACCCGATAGATGCACTAAACTCACTATCTAGTAAACTATTTGCAAGAACAAGAAAAATAGATAATCCAATATCTGCTAGAATACTAGGCCTTGAGTTCTCTAAAAACATAAACTCTATTTTCGGCAATAGAGCTGTACTAGCAGCGGTAGACCCTAGACTTGGTAGTTCAAGTACTAGATTTGTATTTTTTTCATCTTCATTTAATGCAATTGGTACTCCTATAAAAGAAAACGTGTATAAACCAGTAGAGGCTTTTATAAAAGCTACTTTAGGTACTGATACAGTTTCAGGATTCGGTTTAGGTACACTAGTAAACGCTGGACATGCCTCATTAATTAATGATCTAGGGTCTTTTGTTAATAGCCCTGCCTTTGCTCAAGTACTGTACGGCGTAAGTTCCGGAAGATCTAGTAGGTCATCAAGCCCACAACAAGCAGCAGAAATATTTAAAATAGAAAGTAAGCTTTTAGAAAATAGTATAAGAGTAGATAAGACTTTTTTAAGTAGTCAGGGTGGCTACGGTGTACTATTGGCCCTAGGCGTTACATTTACAAATATAGAAGATGCAGAGTTAAATCAACAGCGTGGTAGGATTTCAGAAGCTAGCGCAGTTCGTAGTTTTAATATACAGAAACCAACTACTATTACTAAATCAGCAAAAGATAAGATAGTAAATACTATATTAAGACTAGTACTTAGAAATAATCCAGCATTGGGAAAATCGTCTAGGTCTATTGTAGATTTTTTAACAGAAGCTTATTCTGGAATACTGTTAGGCAAACGTGTAGCCGGCGAAAAAAGCTCAACAACTGTTAGAACTTCAAAAACAGTAAAAAATTCTGTACAAAATAAATCTGAAAAGACTAGTTTCAATAAGCCTACAGCTAAAAGTAACAAAGTTAGTTTAGCTGTATCGACAGAGTTACAGGCTAATTTAACCGGATTACAAAACCTAATCAACCAGCAGTTGCAAGATGTTATCAGCGCCAATATGGGTGACGGAAGTTCTCGTAGTGTGTTAAACTACCGATCTGGTAGACTAGCTTCAAGTGCCAAAGTTGAAAGCATGAGCCAAAGCAGAGCAGGTTTAATAACTGCTTTTTATACCTACATGAAGAATCCTTACGCAACATTCTCAAGTGGCGGAAAACAAAGTTCCCCTGCATCACGCGACCCTAAGTTGCTGATAAGCAAGTCAATTCGTGAAATTGCTGCACAACAAGTAGGCAATCGTTTAAGGGCAGTAAATATATGAGTCGTAGAACCTCAATCGTAAAAGTCTTGACTGCTAAGCTAGCCTTAATAAACGGTCAAGCACCTTATAAAACCAACTTATTCCAAAATGCTTATGCCAAGCTAAAATTCTGGGACGAAGTAAAAGACTTTCCAGCAGTGTACTTAACACCTGGTTCTGAGCAACGTGAGTATCATCCTGGCAACTTTACTTGGGGATACCTAGGTATAGCCATTAAAGTATATTGCCACGGTGAAGATTCCAGTGAACAACTAGAACTACTACTAGAAGACATAGAGAATTGTGTGGACGCAAATCGTGTGCTCGTATACGATGCCACTACCAACTACGAAACAACTGAAATATTAATTCAGTCAATAACAACTGATGAAGGGCTTTTAGCCCCTTATGCAGTTGGCGAAATTAACTTACAAGTCCGATACCAGATTATGTAAGCAACCGTACCAAAGTGCCAGCAACAGATAAATGTCTAGTTAAGGTACTAGTGTACTAACTACAAGGAAATGAGATATGTCATTTAATTTAATTCGTAATAGTCGAGTATTCTTCACGACTAAAGTCGACTCAACTACTGGTAAGGTAGAAGCTACAAGTCACACAGCGGATACAACCCGCGAAATTCAAGTACTAGAAGGTTTTAGTTTTAGTCAGAATACTGGTCAAGAAACAGTTACACTAAACGAAGCTGGCGCTAGCCCAGTTCGTGGTCAGCGTAGTTTTAACACAAGTCTAGACCCAGCGGACTTTTCGTTTACAACTTATATGCGCCCACAAGACGGTGGTACAAACATCACTTGTGAAGAATCTGTGTTGTGGAACGCAATGTTTGCAGTTGATGCAATTGGTGGTACTGACCCTGCTTGGGAAGACGATACTAGCAATGCTACTTGTGTAGTAACAAACTCTAATAAACACCAACTACAAAAATTTGGTTTAATTATTGTACTTGATACAACAACTTTTGTTATTGATAACTGTGTGTTAAACACCGCAACGGTTGATTTCGGCTTAGATGCTATTGCTAGTATTCAGTGGTCTGGTCAAGGCAGTGAACTACGTCAGATTACGTCCCCAACAATTAGTGGTGGAACAATTAGTGGTACTATCGGTGGAAACTTCAAGCAAAAGGTAACAACTGCACCTTATATTGCTAATAAGTTGAGTGTTGTTACACTAAAAGATGTTATTGGTGGTGCTAGTGGCTCCTCTTACAGCGTGCCTATTACTGGTGGCTCACTAACAATTAGTAATAATGTTACTTACTTAACACCAGCTAACTTAGCTACTGTTAATAAAGCAGTTACATACTTTACAGGTACTCGCTCTATTAGCGGAAGTTTAAATGCTTACTTACGTACAGGCACTACCAACACGCAGGGTCTAATGGATACCATGCTAACAAACTCCACTACATCAGTTGATCCTGACTTCTACTTAAAGATTGCAGTTGGCGGAACTAATACTACTAGAGTAGAGTTTGAAATGCCTGCGGTTGTGTTATCAATTCCTGCTGTAAACGCTGAGCAAGTTGTGTCAACAACAATTAATTTTACTGCTCAAGGGTACACTGGTACCAGTTTTGATATTGGTGCAGCTAACGAGTTGAATATTACATATACAACTCCTAATACAACTCCAACTTAATTTTTCTACAGGGTTGGATTGATCCCCAACCCTACTTTTTCTTACTTAATATAAAAATATGTCAATTTCCCTAAAATCTCTGTTGGTTCCTTCAAAATCCGTTGAAGTAGAGTATCCTGGCCTCTATGGCTTCAAGGTTAACATTGCGTTCTTATCGCGCGAAACGCTTCTTAACATTCGCAAAAAGTCTACTAAAACTAGCTTTAAAAATCGTCAAGCATCTGATGAGTTCAATGAGGACTTATTCCTGCAACTTTATGTTGAAAATGCTGTAAAAGGCTGGAGTGGACTAAAACTGGCTTACCTTGAACAATTGGCTCCAGTAGACTTAACTGGACAAAATCCAGAAGACGAGCTAGAATTCAGTGCAGAAAATGCACTGTACTTAATGAAGAACTCAAGTAACTTTGATGCTTTTATTAGCGAACAGGTATCGGACCTGGGAAACTTTTCTTCGAGCAGCAACAAGCCTTAAATGAGTTGCTCGTAAATTACATGCAAAATTCTAATGTGAACATGACCCGGGATCAGTACTTTGAAATGTGCGAAGCCTTGGGTAGTGAGCCGGTTGATTCAGAAATTCCGGTTGAACTTGATGACTTTCCAATAGAAGTTCAGCAGGCGTTTGGAGTTTACAGAATGTTGCGTGATGAGTGGGATAGCATGAGTGGCGTTTATCTTGGTAAAACACTAATTGGTATTACTGAAATATTAGAAGCTTCCGAAATCAGTCCAGAAGATAATAAGTTTATTATTACTCTTGTGCGGCTAATAGATCAAGTACGTGCTCAAGAAATAAACAGTAAAAAAGCAGCCGAAAAACCCGCGACTTAAAACCTCGCGGGTTTTTTTATGTTAAAAATTTTTTGGTTTGACATTATAATGGTTACATGATATAATGGTCTGTATCAAAGTTTGTGCAATTTAAGCCACAGGTTCTAAGTAAAGGAGCAAAGATGGCAACAGTCAAAATAGATTTAAGTTTAGAAGACACCAAAGGCAGTATTAAAAGTCGTAAGAGTGAAGTTGAAAGCTTAAACCGTGAATTAGAGAAAACAAAGAGACTTAGTACTGGTACTAAGTCTGGTAGCGGCGCCGTAAAGTCTAGCTATAGCTCCGCAATGGGTGGTAGTGAAAACGCTGAATACGGCCGTGCTCGCGGAAGTATGGGAGCAACAGGAGCCGGTGCTCGTGATTTTGCCAACCAAGCACAAGGTCTTGGTGGACTAGTTCGCCTATACGCTACCTGGGCAGCTAACATATTTGCCGTTAGCGCTGCGTTTAGTGCACTAAGTAACGCCGCAAACGTCACTAACATGATTCAAGGTATGAATCAACTGGGAATTTCCAGTGGTATAGCTTTGGGCAGCATGGCGCAAAGATTTGTAGAAGCCTCGGATGGTGCAATCAGTTTAAAAGATGCCGTTTCTGCAACTGTTAAAGCAGTGTCTAGTGGACTAAGTCAAGCACAGTTCGAACAGTTGGGAAAAGTAGCAAATAATGCTAGTAAAGCCCTAGGTATCGACATGGCCGATGCTGTTAGTCGTCTTACTCGTGGTATTACCAAGCTAGAACCAGAACTATTAGACGAATTGGGTATCTTTACCAAAGTAGGTGCTGCAACAGAAGATTATGCAAAAAGAATTGGTAAATCAGCAGCTAGTTTAACAGACTTTGAAAAACGTCAGGCATTTGCTAATGCTGTGCTTGCAGAAGGTACTGCTAAGTTTGGCAGTATCAAAATTGAGGCAAACCCCTACGACCAGTTAGCTGCCTCACTAACAAACTTGTCTAACAAAGTACTGGGTTTTATTAACACAGCACTTGGACCACTAATCAGCTTGCTAAGCTCAAGTCCAACTGCTTTGGGCATAGTGGTAGCAGGTTTAGGTAGTTTGCTACTAAAACAAGCTATACCAGCAATAGGACAGTATAAGTCAGCTTTAGCTTCATCAGCAGATGAGTCTGAGAAAAAGTGGCAACAAAAAAGCGACGCTATTAAAAAGATTGAAAAAGATCAGTTTCAGTACATTATTAATATGTCCGAGGCTGAGGCAGATGCAAAATTAGCTAGTTTTGAAAAAGCAGAGCGAAGACTTAAAAAGTCCAAGGGTATGGCTGGTGTTTTTGATGAACGTACTCAAAATATATTACAAGGCACAACACTTAGCAAAGAAGATCGAGGATATTTACAGTCAAAACAAGCAGAAGCAGCTGCAGCTGGTAATAAACAATTGGCCGCGGCTTATAAAGAAGCTCGTGTAGCTTTAGATGGTTGGATAAAGTCCGAAAAAGAACACGAAAAATTACTAGAAAAGATCAGCGATCAAACAAATAAAAACATATCAGGTGCTAGCAAGTTATCTGCAGCAGGTTTTGCCAGAGATGAGCTAAATAAAGCAAGAATCTCCAAGTCTAGATCCGCATTGATATCTGAGGCGGCGGAAAATGCTTCAACCGGTTCTATGTCACAGTCTTGGGAAAAGCTAAACAAAGGTATCAAAGACGAAAAATTAACAGGAATATCTGCTGGATTTACCAGAGTAGGCGGTGCAGCTGCAATCGCAACCACCGCTATTTCAAGAGCTGCAAGTGTTGTAACTGGATTTTTTGGTACAGTTGGTCTAGTAGTTGGAGCACTATCTACTCTATACTCCTTTATGTCAAAAAACCGTAAAGAAGCCGAGGCTCTAGGTTCCGCCATTGAACAATCAGATGAAGCTGTAAAAACTGCCACCGGTACTTTTGAGAAGTTCAACAACGTACTTTCTTCAGAGTCAATAATGGCCAAAGCCAATGCAACAGTTGGCCTAGTAGATGCTATGGATAAGTTAGTTAATAAGTTTGCGGATTTTGATAAAGCTTCCAACGGTGTAGATATGGTATGGGAAAGCTTAAAAAGCCTGGTAGGTCTATCAAAACAAGATGATGTAGCCAAAGGATTAGCCTCTAGCATAACCAAGTTGTTAGAAACCATAGAAGATCCGGCATTAAAAAGCGAATTTGAGGGTAAGTTAAAGAATCTACTATCAATAGACGACTTAAACTTTTTTGCAATAGACGATGCACTAGATAGTATTGACCCTAAAAAGTTAAAACAATTAACAAAAGACGCCGAAGAATTAAAAGTAAAGAACCAAGCAGTAGCTAGTTCTGTTGCCCTAATACGTGATGGATTCAAAAATGTAACTACAGCATTTACAGCACTAGAAAATACATTAAAACCAAACGATGTAGTATCTAACTATGCTAGTGCAATTGCCAAGCAGTCAGATATCATGACTAAGGCATTTGAGAATCCAAAAGTTGCGGCAGCTACTTTTAATGATATAATAGCAGACACAAGTAAGCTCCAAGCCTTTTCGCCAGAGTCGGCCGCTCAAATTTTAGCTGTTGCTGAGGATTTCAAAAGATTAACAAAAGCAATACAAGACGCAGAGCTTCAACTTAAATCCTTGAGTGGTGCAAGTTATTGGGAAGATATTGATACTCAAGCATATGATTCACTGCAACGAGATGCTATTTTTGTAAAGCTACAAGCAGATAAAAAGAGTTTAGCTGAACTTGGTAATGTTTTAAAGAAAGCTACAGCTGATTCCATGGAGTACGCTTTTAAAATAGCTTTAGCAAAAGTAAAAACAGCATCCGCACAAGCCGGTATAGATCAGCAAAAAGGTTTAGTTTCAGCACTACCCAAGTCACAGGCAACTATTGAAGCACAGATGACTTTGGAAAATAAGTCAATTGATATTCGCAAGCAAGAAATTCAATCAATCTATACGCTTACTAACCAATTAAAAATATCAACTGCTTCTCAGAAAGTAATGGATCTAGAGAAAAAACTACAAAATGCTACGCCAGAAAAGCAAGCAGAAATAAGCAAAGAACTTGGATTAGCCCAAGCTGAAGAGCAAATCTACAGGGGTACACTTGCAAAAGAAAACGTTCCAGCAGAGTTAAAAGGTGCTTATTTTGAACAGCAGCAGCTAAGATCAGGTATGCAGTCTCAACTAGCCGTACTAGATATAAATAAGATAAGCAACGAGCAAAAAAGAGCACTTGATAAAAAGTTAGCACTATTTGAGCAAGACAATAGAAATGATGCTGATTACATAAAAGAGAAAGAAGTACAAAGAGATGCCCAACTAGCTCAAGAAGGCTTAACCTTAGAAGATAGAGACACTATAAACAAGCAATTCAGATTAGTTACTGAAGCAGAGAGAAAACGTCAAGCTACTATAGCAGAACGACAAACTGTGTCACAAGCAAAAGGTGTTATAGACATAGTAACTAAGCCAGCAGTTAACGGTATTAGTGGAGCTGCTGCTCAGGCAGGTCAAGAGGCACTAACAGCAGCAAGAACTGATTTACCTACCTATGAAAAGCAAACAAAGGACGCTGAGGCTCGCTTCGCTATACTAGAAGCAACTACAGATACTCAAGCTAAGTCAGCCTTATTAGTCGAAACTACTGCCAGAGACTATGATAGAATATCTCAAATTCTTTCTGATAATAACGCAGCAAGTACACTAGAGTACGATACCAGAGTACAAAGCCTGGACATAGATCAAAAGTCCTTGGATACAAAACTAGCTCAAAAAACAATTAGTCAGCAGCAGTACGAAGATCAGACTAATCTCAATGAGTTAAAAAGAGTGGAGCTGAATACTGCACAGCAGTTAAATCAGGCTTTATCAGATTATATTAATAAAACTGTTGCTTTAAATAAAGAAATAGCTGCCGGAAATGTAACACCTCAACGTAGTGCTCAAATTGAAACCGACAAAGCAAATGCACTGAAGTTTTATACTGACTCTACACAGAGAATCAGAGAACAAGGCACCGCAGACAAAGAACGATTAAATATACTCGGTGAACTAAGTGTTCGCCAAAAAGCTTATGCAGATATATTTGAAAATTCCATGAAAGGCATGGAAGATGCCATTGTAGAATTTACTAAAACTGGTAAACTCAGTTTTGAGTCAATGATTTCTAGCTTTATAGAAGGATTACTGCGCTACGAAATTCAGCAAGCACAAATGTCCTTTATTAGAGGTTCTGGTGGTTTTGGTGGTATACTTAATGCAGGCTTCAACTACTTTGCTACTATGGGCGATACAAATGCTGCGGGTAACGCGATGTTTGATGCTGGACTTAATATGATGGCTCCTAGCGCCAAAGGTAATGCCTTTGACTATGGTATTGAGGCATTTGCCAAAGGTGGTGCATTTACCAATAGTATTGTTAATTCACCAACCTTATTTAAGTTTGCAAAAGGCACAGGGCTAATGGGCGAAGCCGGCCCAGAAGCCATTATGCCACTTACACGTGACGGTAGTGGAAATCTGGGCGTTCGCGCACAGGGTGGTGGAAGCAATGTAGAAGTAGTTATTAATAACTATAGTACTGAAAAAGCAGAAACCAAAGAAACTGTGGACAGCAAGGGCAATCGTAAGATTGAGGTTATGGTAGGTGACATGGTAGCAGACCAATTAAGCAAGCCTGGTTCAAGTACCCAGCAAGCACTAACTAATGGATTTGGACAACGTCCTTCCATTGTAAGGAGATAATAAATGGCAGTATTACTATGGCCTAGCACTTTACCACAGTCTCCTCAAAAAGGGTTTCAGGAGACTGTGGGTGTTAATATAATTCGCAGTCAAACTGATGCCGGCCCTGCAAAACAGCGCAGACGTGGTTCAAAGCCAACAGAATTGTCACTGTCATTTATAATGACAACAGCTCAAACTCAAATACTGGAAGAATTTGTAAAAGACTACGTCTATGGTACAAATAGATTCCGTTTTCCACACCCCAGATTACTAAACACTATAATAGATGTTCGTATTATACCAGCTAATTCTGGCGAATTTTATACACTACAATATATTGCACCAGGATACTGGTCAACTAGCTTAAAACTTGAAGTAATGCCATGAGTAGATTAAATAGACTATCTTCTAATGCTATAAAAGCAATGTATGGTTCGGAAACAAATGAAGCATTATTAATGCTTTTAACCATATATGATCCTGAAAATCCAAGTACTGTAGTAGGTAGACTTGCTAACGGCTTTACAGGCAGGTTAGCAAGTTTAACTACGGACCAGGAGATTATTTATGGTGTAACAAGTAGGTCTAATAGTTACTACTTTTTACCTATGGAAATAACCTTGCCAACAGAGCAAGAAATAGGTATGGGGCAGTTTAATATTGTATTACAATATGCTGCTCCAGACTTAATAGCATTAATACGACAAAACATAACAAAGCCCACAAAAATACTGCTAGAGCTAGTACTATCTAGTACTCCAGACTATGTAGAGGCAACTTTCTCCGATTTCTCTATAACCAGTGTAACGTATAACGCACAGCAAATCAACCTTAGTTTAGAGATGGTTAATCTAAGTCGTGAGCCTTTTCCGTGCTATAATTTTACACCTGGCTATTTCCCAGGATTATTTTAATGAAATATGATAAATATATAGGATTACCATACAAAGATAATGGTAGAGATATTGACGGCATAGATTGCTGGGGACTAGTTCGCCTTTATTATAAAGAAGAACTAGGTATTGATCTACCTAGCTATACTACAGAGTATTACGGTCGCAGCGACCCTGATATTTCTAGCTTGGTTAATCTTTACAAAGATAACTGGGAAAAAACCACTGAGTATGCTCCCGGAGACGTAATAGTATTTAATATGCTAGGCGAGCCTTCGCACGTTGGCGTTTATATAGATAACAATAAGTTTATACACTGCAGAAGTGGTGCAAACAGTGTAGTAGAGTCACTTACTTCAAGCAAGTGGACTAAGCGAATAGAAGGAGTATACAAGTACAGTACTAAAAATCAAGTACAACTTGTAGGTGCTCCACACCCACTAAAATCAAGCATTGTATTTGAATCTTCTGCGGCAGGTAAAACTGTTCAAGAAGTAGCTGATTTTATCACACAAAAATATGCTATTAATAGTACACAGTACACAGAAAAACTAGTTATTTTAGTAGACGGTGTGCCAGTACAAAAGGATTTATGGGCTACTACTGTTTTAAAAGCAGGAGAAGTAGTTACTTACAAAGCAGTTGCCGGCGAACAAGTTTTAAAAATGGTAATTGTTTTTGTAGCCGTATTCTACTTAGGACCAATGGTAGGCAACTTCCTTGCAGGCGGAACAGCTGCAGCAGGTAGTTTTGCAGCAGCAGCTGGTAAGTTTGCGGTAGCTATTGCGGCTTCTGCACTTGTAAACGCTATTTTTCCAGTTAGACAACCTACCGTAAATGATCCTGGTAACTCTAATCCACTAAATGTATTTACTGGTACTAGCAATCAAGAAAATAGATTCGGAGCGATACCTGTAGTACTTGGTAAAGTTAGAATGTCTGGTTTGTTAGGTGCTACACCATACATAGAAACATTAAGCGATACAACTTTATTAAACTTATTAATTGTATGGGGTTTTGGCCCACTAGCAATTAATGATATTTGTATTGGTGCCAATCAACTAGAAAATTACTATACTGGACTAGCACTAGAAACTCCTAGACCAGTTACACTATACGGTACTACAGATCAGGACGAAACAAGTTTTAATGCACTATATGGTTCCGACGTAGAGCAGGCCCCAGCAAAGCAAGTAGAGCTAGTAAATTTAGAGGCCGACAACCCTTGGCAGTATATTTACTTTAATCAAGAGTCTACCCGAGTAGCTGTTTCTTTTACTGCTCCTGAAGGTATGCGTGCCGTTAATACTAAAAATGGTGATGTGTCAGAAACCACAGCTAAAGTATCTGTGGAATTAGGTGTGTATAATCCCGCCACTGCACAATGGATCTTTAGTCCTCAAACTCCTTATTCGCTGGGTGCGTATAACTCGAACCAATTAGACCCTGCAGCATTTACTACTACTTTACCAGCACCTGGAGGTAATACCACTGACGTTCCTATGGGCGATACTACTGTAGCTAACTACGTTCCATACCATCAATTTTTTACTTTTGCTATAGCACCTACCGGTGGCGTACAAATATTTGATGGCATTGTTTATTCAAACCCTAACGGGGTTCTAACCTCATCAGAAATAGCTGCTGCGGAAAAAAGTAACTATGGTTGGATGCTAGAGGACATAAGTGCTAAATTTTCTACTATACCTGTAATTCCACAAGATTTTTTACCAATACATACAGTATTATTAAAAGGCAGCGGAGAGGTAGAAAGTACAATTAGTTATTTAAGTCAGTATTCTATGCACGAAGGCCTGGGATTAACTGTCACTCAGTTAACTGAAGCTTATCAGGGCGAGTTTAATACAACGGTATATAGCCCTAGTGGTTATGTAAAATTTGACGTACAAGCAGGGTACATAATTAAAAATGCTGCATCTAATGTAGTAACTGAAGATAGTGGTCTTGAAACTGAGACTATATTTACTTCTCGACAGTTTATAGGTAAGACAAATGCTGAGGGTTATAGTGGTTGGACTAGCTTACTAAATAACTACGGCATTGCTTCAAATGACGGTAACAAGAGCGGTACAAGTTTAGACTATTCACAAACAGTGTACTTTCCGTACTCTGGGCAGTACTTGTTTGAAACAAGCGCTGATGATAGTGGAGAAGTAATAGTAGATGGTATAACTATTATAAAAGCACTTAGTTGGAGAGAAGTACAAAGTACCTTACACTATTTAGAAAAGGGAAATCACACTGTTAGATTAAAAGCAGATAATTCAGGGGGCGGATTAATAGGTGGTTCACTTGTTGTTAAGTATACTCGTGGCGGTATTAACACAGTTGCAAAAACTTATACAGAAATTGTTTTTGGTGCTCCTGGACTGTTTCATAAACGCAAAGATGCGGGTGGATACACACAATATTTCGAGCAATTACCTAAAGCTAGGTATGCAATAAGGTGTAAGAGAACTAATAGTAGTATAGAAGAACAAGGAGACTTGCGCTATTTAAATAAGATTGTGCTATTTACTGCAGCCTGTTTCGATAATACTAGACCTGCGGTAAATCCTCCAGGCTGTTGGTTAGCAAAAACTGCTATCAAAGTACAAAGTACTAACAAGATCAATGGCAGCATTGAAGGTGTAAATGCACTAGTACAATCAATTTGTTTAGACTGGGATAAGGCTACGCAGACATGGATTAATAGACCTACTAGCAATCCTGCTAGTTTATTTATGCATGTACTAATGCATCCTGCAAATGCATACGCTATCAAAAACACAGAGTGGCGAGATAAAATTGACTTAGCTACGTTACAAGACTGGCACGAGTTTTGTGATACTGGTAACTCAAGCGGTGGTAAGTTAGAGTACAATAATACTCTTACTAATAACATGAGTATTATTGATGTATTACGTGATATATGTGCTGCAGGGCTAGCAAGTCCATTATTTATTGACGGCAAATGGTCCGTTGTAGTAGATAAGCCAAGACCGTATACTACTCAGTACTTTACACCATACAATAGTTGGGATTTCGAGTCTACAAAAACATTGTTAAGACTTCCACATGCGTTTAGAATAAACTTACTAGACGAGCAACAGGCGTATCAAACCAATGAACTTATTGTTTATAATTACGGATATAACAAAGATGGTACTAGTGGTAAAGAAGCCGCTACATTATTTGAAAGCCTGACACTACCAGGAGTAACTAATAAAGATCAAGCAAAGTTCTTAGCTAGATGGCACCATGCTCAGATAAAACTACGACCAGAAACTTACTCTATTAATACTGACTTTGAATACTTGGTATGTAATCGCGGTGACGTTGTAAAGGTAAGCCACGATGTGCCTCTATGGGGCGTGGGCAGTGGCAGAATTAAAGCTGTTACAGTAGGCAGTACCGCACTTCAGTTAACCGAGCCAATGAAGTTAACTGCCGGTAAAACTTATAGCATACTAATTAGAACAAACGATAAAACTAAGCCAGATGGAATTACAAAAACATTAGCTCCAATTACTATTACTGATTTCTATACTACAATACAGTTATCCGATGCTTCAATAATTCAATTATCTGATGGTATAGAGCCTGATAATTTATTTATGTTGGGCGAGTTAGATCGAGTAACTCAAGAATTAGTGGTTCTAAGCATAGAGCCTACAAGTAGTACTGGAGCTAAGTTAACTCTTGTTGACTATTCCCCAGAAATATACACTGCTGATTTAGACCAATTATTAACATTTGACGCAAATATTACATTAGATAATACTGATATTGTTAAAAATACCATAACACAAGCACCTATTATCAATCAAGTAAGTAGCGAAAGTGCCTTAAGTGAAGCAATCTCTGGTGGAACTTATCAAAACGTAGTGATTGTTAGTTTCTCTAGCCCTATGGGATTAAGTCAAAATGCTGAGCAAATTGAATCGCAGATTATTCGTGCAGATTCGGATTTTGATTCTAGTAGTTTAAGTGAAATATACACAGTTGATAAATCTATTAGCAGTTTAGTAGTTAATGGACTAACTACAGACAGCACATACAAAATGCGTTCTAGGTATAGCAGTAAGTCTGGATTAATAGTCGGTCCTTGGAGCGAGATATTTTGGTTTTTAAATTCTGGTAAAACTGTTAATGGGTCTTTAGCGCCAACATTGGAAGTAGATTTAGAAGGTACTTTTATTGTTGCAAAGCCAGCTGTAACAACACAAATGCCTGATTTTTTAACTTACGAGTACAGATTACGCAAAGATACTGGTACAGAAGATTTCTGGGAATTAGATATCAGTGATCCGCAGTATGGTATTAAAATTGTTAAAAGCACCGGAGATGCTAGATTTGACCTTCGTGAACAACCAAGGCCAAGACTTTCCGCAGCTGGAGTTACCTACAGAATAGCTTGCAGGGCACTAGATCGTCAAGGAAATTACAGTACTGTAAGTACTCTAGGAACAATAGTTGTTAAAACTATTACATAAAGGATAAAAATGGCGGCATATTTATACCCCGGCGTAAAATCGCTACATTTGGTACTAGATAAACCATATGACACTGTTAGGACTACAGACATCAGGGACGACTTACAATCGGTAAGAGTATGGTATTCTACAACAACTGGATTTGATCCAAATAATGGACAGGGCACATTGGTGCCTTCTGGTAATAGTTTATCAGTAATCATTACAAACTTAGTACCCAACACAAGGTACTATGTAAAGTATGCTTTTATTAGTGCTATTGATTCCGATGAAGTAGATCCAGCAGGCCCTACGGGGCCAGAATCTTATACTGTTTCTAGTGAACTAACTCAAGTAGTGTATGACGAAAATGTTACTGTGTATGGTTATCTAACCAATGACCCTACCGGCATTGCAACTGCTGCAGACGGAACTGGTGGAAACTTCAGTCTTGCTACTGGTACCTTTAAGGTATATGATGTAAGCCAAGACGTTACAGGTGCAGGACCTGTTTATAGCATTAAAGCAAATAGTAATAGTTTTCTTACTGGGGCAACTATAGATGCCAATAGTGGTGTTTATAGTTGTACAGGAATGACTGCAAATAGCGGTAGTATTACGTTTCTGGCAACATATAAAACTGTTGTAGTAGAGCAAGTATGGAATGTTTATAAGGGTATAGCTGGAGCTAATGCACCGCTAATTCAGTTGTCAGCAACTAACAGCGATTTTGTGTTTAAAGACCAGTTTGCAACAACTTCCTTAACCACTAACACAGTGTTAACTGCAGCTCTTAAAAATATTACGGGTACGGTTGTTTTTACAGCCAAAGCATATACTCGTGCAGGGGTACTAGTAACCACCCCAGGTAACCTTACAGGTGCAGTGGCTTTTACAACATCCGGTAATACTATTACTATAACCGGAGCTCAGTTTGCTGCTCTGGGAGTAACGGTTGGTACAGTAATTGTAACAGCTACTATTGGTACAGTAAGTGATAGCTTTACACTATATCGTATTAATGATGGTACTGAGCAGATAACTGTTGAGTTATCAAATAGTTCTCACCTAATACCTGCTGCAGAAAACGGTGATACAGTAGCAGCTAACTATATTGGTAGCGGCACCACAGTTCGTGTAAAACAAGGCAACACTTATCTACCAGTGGACCAAACTTCACCGTATGATAGCGTAGGTACTTGGAATATATTTGATATCACCAGTGTTGGTATTACCTGCGATCCTACACCTACGGTTGCCAGTAACTATATAGATTTTGACACTCATGCAGCCATGACTGCGGACAGTGCATATATTGATTATACAATATATTATAGAACTACCACAGGTCAAACAGGTAGTCAAGTAGTTCGTCAGAGTTTTGCTAAATCCAAAGCCGGTATAACTGGTTCTAGTGCACCATTAGTAACACTAACTTCTACTGGTCAAGTATTTATAAAACAAAAAAATACAGGAACGGTAACGCCAAGTTCAGTTACACTTACTGCTACTGCTTCTAATTTTGGTGCCAGCCCTACGTACGTTTGGAAGTCAAGTACTGATGGAGGTGCTACACTAACAGTTATTGAAGGTGCTACTGGTAACACGCTTACACGTAGCAGCTTTGCCGCAGGCACTGTGTTAATACGGGTAGATGTAACAGGCGATGGTGAAACAGGGTATGACCTACTTACTCTATATTCAGTGAAAGAGGGCGACGACACTATAGTAGCAGGTTTAGAAAACGAGAATCAAACTGTAAGCTGCGATAGTACAGGAACACCTATAGCAGGGCAGTTACCACTATCAAGTAAGTTAGTAGTTTTACGTGGAAGCGCTGTGCTTACTAATAGTGACGGCGTTACTTGGGAAAAAGCATCCGAAACTGGTATGACCAGTACTATAAACGCTACTACTGGAGTTATTGCTATTAGCGCTATAAGTGCAGTTAGTGCTAGCGCAACATATAATGCAAAACTCGGTACTCTTACACTAAGCAAAATACTTACACTAAATAAATCTAATAGCGGTGCACCTGGAGCTAACGCTCCATTAATTCAGCTATCTGTAACTAACAGTGATTTTGTATTTAAGGATGAGTTTGCAACAACACCAGTAACAGCTAACACAGTAATAACAGCAGCGCTTAAAAATATTACAGGTACACCTACTTTTACAGCTACAGCGTATACTCGTGCAGGCGCGCTAGTAACTAGTGCAGGTAATACTACAGGTGCTGTAGCTTTTACACAAGCAACCAATACCATTACAATAACCGGAGCTCAGTTTGCTGCTCTGGGAGTAACGGTTGGTACAGTAATTGTAACAGCTACTATTGGTACTGTAACCGATAGCTTTACACTATATCGTATTAATGATGGTACTGAGCAGATAACTGTTGAGTTATCAAATAGTTCTCACCTAATACCAGCTACAGAAAGTGGTAGCACAGTATCAGCTAACTATACAGGTAGTGGTACTACTATACGTGTAAAGCAAGGTAATACACTTTTAACAGTAGATGCAACTTCTCCATACGCTAATGGTACTTGGTATGTTTCTAGTACATCTGCCAGTGGTATTACTGCAGATACTTCACCTACATTATCTGCTAGTACAATAGACTATGACACACATTCAGCAATGACTGCTGATAATGCGTATATAGACTATACCATAACCTATATAACTACAACCGGTCAAGCAGGTACGCAAACAGTACGCCAAAGCTTCGCTAAATCTAAAGCAGGTATTGCTGCTCCACTAATTCAGCTATCTGCAACTAACAGTGATTTTGTATTTAAGGATCAATTTGCAACAACACCAGTAACAGCTAACACAGTAATAACTGCTGCTCTTAAAAATATTACTGGTACACCTACTTTTACAGCTACAGCATATACTCGCACTGGGGTTTTAGTAACTAGTGCTGGTAATACTACAGGTGCTGTAACTTTTACACAAGCAACCAATACCATTACAATAACCGGAGCTCAGTTTGCTGCTCTGGGAGTAACGGTTGGAACAGTAATTGTAACAGCTACTATTGGTACTGTAACCGATAGCTTTACACTATATCGTATTAATGATGGTACTGAGCAGATAACTGTTGAGTTATCAAACAGTGCTCATGTTATACCTGCTGCAAACGATGGCACTGTTGCAACTTCGGGATATACAGGTAGTGGTACTACTATACGTGTAAAGCAAGGTAATACACTTTTAACAGTAGACGCAGCTTCTCCATATGCTAATGGTACTTGGTATGTTTCTAGTACATCTGCTAGTGGTATTACTGCAGATACTTCACCTACATTATCTGCTAGTACAATAGACTATGACACACATTCAGCAATGACTGCAGATATTGCATATATAGACTATACCATAAGCTATGTAACTACAACCGGTCAGACCGGTACTCAAATAGTACGCCAAAGCTTCGCTAAATCCAAAGCTGGTGCCACAGGCGCTAGCACAACAGGGGGTACAGGAGCAAAAGGTATATCTACTCGTGTAGCATATAAGCTTGTAGCACAAAATCTAGGAGCTCCAGCTTACTCTACAACTACTACTGGAAATACTTCTGTACCAACAAGTGGTGCTTCTGTTTGGACTGATACAGCACCTACAGCAACAATAGGTAATGTAGTATGGTATAGTTATGGACGATATAATGAAGATGACGCTAGTGCGCCTGAAGGTATTGCACTTAATACTACTAAATGGAGTGCACCAATTGCTGCTAGTATATTTCAAGATATACGTAGTGATAATTGGCAGTATATTAACCAGTCTCAAACAGTTAGTACCGGAGTACCAGACTTACAGTCTTTCTTAAATATATATAGTAACTCTACTGGTGCAGTACAAGCAGGCTACTATATTAAAAAAGATACTGGTGATTTTTACGGTACTAATGTCTATATGCAAGGCCAAGTTGTTGCTAAAGGCCAGACTAATACTGTAACAGTAAATTGGACTAATGATAAAGGTATAGCCTTGCTAGAGCAAACCTACAAGGCAAGATCTGCATTACTAGGTTATGCTCAAGGCGGTGTTAGTGCACTAAACCCGGCTCTTTACCCTATTCCTGCAAACGATCCTGAAAAAAATGTACTACGAGTAGGCCTAGCTGGATATGCTCCAGACTTAACTCTGTATAGTGCGTGGAACGTTGGTGTATTTGCTGTCGCAGAAGGAGCAGGTAATAATGATCCTCAAGCGGATCCTTCTACTTGGCAGTATCCAGGTAATAGAAAAGGTATAGGTTTAATTGCCGTTGGTGATGCAGTTTGTTTATATGCAAGTGCACCTGTTGCTAGTTGTACTGCGGTAGTTGCAAAAAGTTATGGAGGAATTAGTCAGGCCGGTACTTTTGAGGGCAATGTAACAATTACTCGCAAGCTTAATGTTAATGCTGGTATTGATGTTATTGGTGACATTGTTACTACTGGCGCCATTTCAGCAACAGGAAATATTATAGCATATAACTCTAGTGACCGTAGACTAAAGCAAAATATTTTGCGAATAACAAAACCTTTACAAAAGCTAAGAGCACTAGGTGGTTACAACTATGATTGGACACCAGATTACTTAAGTAAGTATCAAAAGGAAGTTAAACTGGGGTTAATAAAGGCACATGATGTAGGTGTTATAGCACAAGAAGTGTTAGAACAATTACCAGAAGCAGTACATACTAGACAAGATGGTACACTAGCAGTTAGCTATGAAAAGTTAATTCCATTACTAATAGAAGCAATACTTGAACTTGACAGGAAAACCAGATGACTACACCTACCGGAACAATATCAATGACAGATATACAAACCGAATTTGGTGGTAGCAGTCCGATTGCTTTGGATGAATACTACGCCGGCGGGTCTTATGTGCCCGCCGGGCTTAGTGGAGTTCCAAGTTCTGGTACTATTAGCATGAATAACTTGCGTGGAAAAACAAAAACCACACCACTAACTTCTGTTGTTACACCTGGTACTACTGCAGAAGGTAATAATTTTACAGTAACTGTATCTGCTAGTACCACAGTATATCCAACAATATACTGGAAGCTAACAGATTACTCTAACCTACAAGATGCTGATTTTGATGCTGTGTCCGGTTCTGTGAGCTATAATTCTACCAGCGAGTCTTACCCAAGTTTTACTTTTGGACCTGTAACAGACGCTGCTATAGAAGGCAGCGGTACTTTTAATGTAACTTTTTATAGTGATTCTTTAAGAACTGTGTCTGTTGGTCAAAGCTCTACACTTACAGTAACTGATACTTATACGGCAGCATTAACATTAGGTAGTACCACTATTTATAGGTATGCTAATAAAGATACTAGTTACAGAACTAGTGTAGCTACTTTAACCACAGCTGGTCTAGTTGGTTCAACAGTATATTATGAAGTATATGGAGATGCAGCACTAACATCCGCAGATATAGAACTGCCTGCTAGTTTAACAGGTACGTTAACAGTACCTGCAAACGGGATTGTTACTGTAACAGTAAGAAGTAAAGACTGGAACGGTACTAAAGACATAACTGCAGATAAAAATGTCTATGTTAGATATAGACTAACTAACAGCAGCGGAAGTATATTGGGCACAAGTACTGCTATAACACTACTAGCAATGCCGGACGTTACTATTAGTTTTAGTCCTACTACAATTCGAGAAGGGCAGTCTTCTACAATTACATGCTCTACAACTAATATACCTTATGGTAGTGCTGCAAGCTTCTTTTGGCGTCAATCTACAATTTTAGGTAACGCTGTTGCTGCAGACTGGTTAATTACTGACGGTACAACTGCTACTTTAACAGGCGAACTAATATTGACTGCGGACGTAGTAGATTTCATAGTGTATGCTGCACTAGATACTATCGCAGAGGGGCAGGAAAGCATATTCTTGTTTTGGTATATAAATGACCCTAATACAGGTACTCCAATTCGGCTTCTTGACAGTATACTTATTCAAAGCCCTGCACAAATAATTAGCGCAACCGGTAGCTATGCTTCAGTACAAATAACCGGTATCAGCAGTTATCCGGTTGACAGAACTTTTACAGTTATTACCCAAGCAGATTATTCACAACAAGCGCCCTATACAGTAACAGTAGGCGCAGGTCAGACTAGCAGTGCTGCTATTGAACCATTTGAGTATTTGGCTACTGAAGGTACAGTTGGTATTTATGATATGCAGTATATTATAAGTAACTCTGCTTACGAAACATATACCATTGTTAAAAATGGAGAAGCTTTTGTATTTCCTGTATACGGAGCAACATTCTCGATTGAAGGAACCAATGCAACTGGTCAAGCCAGAACCGTAGTAGTCAGAATAACAAGAATAGCTTCGGTAGGGTATCTTAGAGATTTTACAGTATACTATAAATTTAAAGAAGCTGGTGGAGCCGCGTGGGGCCCTTGGACAGCCCTAGCAACCACAATAAACGTACTCGCCGACTCTAAGAGCAGCTTTGCTACTACAGTATTTAATACCACCAGTGCCAACGCTCAATATGACATTCAATTTAAGCTAGAGCGCAGTGGTCACGAAACTAAAACCAGCCAAGAATTTAATAATATATGGCTATAACAATAAGGTAACACATGGCAAATTATAAAGAACAAACAGGTTCAGGAACTAGCTGGACACGAGCAAAACAAGTAATTATAAACAATGAATATGCTGGAAATAAGAACATAACGTTTTTTGAAGAAAATATAGCACAACTTGGTGATAAAATATTTAAAACCGAATCTGGTATCTTAAGTACTAGGTTCGACCCAGAATACTTAATTAGTCTACGTAATCCTGAAACAGGTGAAAAAACTGGAAATGTAATTCTACAGTCCCTTGTGTACCAGGCCCTGTATTCACTATACCTTGATTTAGCAGAAGCCAGAGACTTACGTCAAAGTCAGTCACAACAAAATACTACTCCAGCTAGCATAGCTTCAAATATTACTTTGTGATAAAAATAAAACTTTACCCTGTCCATGCAAATGGGCAGGGTATTTTTTTGCATTGACAAGATGGACCCTATATGCTATAATAGTACAAAATCTTTTAAGGTATGATAGTTTTTACTTGACAAACTTAAAACCGCTTAAAGCTTACTACCACCCTAAACCGTAGCAAGCGCAACATATTAGTAACTTTAACAGGCAGGAACACAAGCATGCTAAGTAATATAACAGATCAATTAGTAGAAGGTGCCGGCTTAATAGCCCTGGCAGTTATAGCCGTTTTTGTTGGAGCTCAAAAAATCATAAAAGACTGGCGTGGTACAAGTGCAGAAACAAGTGTAATAACACTTATGCACAATGAACTCGACAGAATGAGCACGCAGAATACTGCACTAAGCACAGAGCTTGGAAGACTTCATACTGAAATTATTGCGTTAAGTACGCAACTACAGAACCTAACACTTGAAAATCAGCGTCTGCAAGTAGAAGTAATAGCGCTAACTGCTGAAATAAGTGAACTAAAAACCATTACACAAAAGGAAAAGTATGGCAAGATCAAGACTAACTAATACAACACTAGATCTTATTGCCGATGGTGGAGCTGTGTTGTGGAGTTTTGTAAAAGGTGAGCAACTAGAATTCCCAATAGTACTTAACTTCGTTGAAGACGCGTCAATAAAAACCCCTTCAAATCTGAACTATGTGTACGAAGCGGTAGTTGTTGAAGCAGCTAACGTCAGCGGTCAAACCGAAATACCTGTGGATGTACGAGTCGGCGGAATACAAGATAAACTGGTTATTAGAATTCCCCGATTAATAGGTACGTGGGGAGCTGGATCAGCGTACAACAAGGAAGAAGTAGTGCTACACGTAGGCAAATACTATAAACTTACAAAAGGCGCTGGTATTACCACCGGGGCACCAACTGTAGACCCACTGTGGGTTGAAACTACACTAAACACTATTTATCTGCGATTTCCGTCCACTATGGCAGCCACTTGGAGCGTTCAGCCAAAAGTAGACTCTCCGGTATACGGATTTTTTGAGCTGCGAGTAACGGAACCAACAGATTCTATGAATTTTCCGCGTACATTTAAGCCAGTGCGTGGTATGGTTGAAATATTATTTAGTCCAACTGATGTAACTGTAGACGTAAACCAAACTGTAACATGAGGTAGTTATGTCTGATAAAATAGTACAAACTACAGCACAAATAGTTAGTGCTACTACACCAACATACACTCCAAAAGTAACAGATGTAACTACCACGAATATAACTACTAATGTAAGCAGCCAAACCGTGGTAAATACATCCGTATATACCACAAAAGTAACTGATGTAACTAGTACAACTTTAAGTACGGCTGTAAATAGCAGCACTACAATAAATACGGCAGTAGATGCTGTAAAAGTATTTGGTACAGTGGTAAATATGGGTGAGGAAAACGTTCCTAGCCCAGGTTTATTTAAAAGATTGGAAGAATACTATGCTGCAACTGATAAGGTAACCCTACGATCTGGTAAGGGCTTACGAGAAACACTAAGTAGTTCTGAACGATTCTCAAAACGTGTAAGTAAATCACTACTAGAACAAAAAATAGCAAGTGACGCGTACAGAGTTATTAAACTTACTAAGGCTGTAACGGATCTAGCAGATGCATCTGATATCAAACAAGTATCTTTAGGTAAAGTACTTGCAGAAGCAAAAACTGCACAAGATCAAGACATATTAAATATTGGCAAGAAATTGCTGGAAGCAAGTGTTGTAGCAGACCAAAAAACCCTGCGTTTTGGTAAGGCGGTCTCAGAAACAACTGACGCTAGTGACTTATTTACCAGAACTGCAGCATTTAACAGAGTGTTCTTAGATAGTGTAGACGCCACAGATGATTTCTTTGGCGTGGCTAATACAGACGATGACCAGATAGCCAGCGTAGGTAAACGCGTGGCTGACTATATCAATAACCTTGACTTACTTAATAAAACTTATACTAAAGCACTGCTAGAAGTAAGCACTATTGGTGATATATTTAGCAGAGTTGTTGTTTTTAATAGGGCTATAGCAGAATCACAAACTACCGCAGAACAAAAAAGCTGGGCCTTTACCAAGGCTGTAAGTGAAACACCGCAAGTTGTTTCTGATCAAAAAACGCTGCGAGTTGGTAAAGCGGTTACAGAAACAAAAACTGCAGTAGATCGAATAGCCGTACGTACTAGCAGGCGCTTATTTGAAGCTGCCGATGCTCAAGATCAAGAAGCCTGGACGTTTACTAAGGCTGTAACTGAAACGCCCAGAATTGTTTCTGATCAAAAAACGCTGGTGGTTAACAAGGCAGTTACAGAAACAGAAACTGCATCAGATCAAAAAGCTCTGAGTTTTACAAAACCCTTACTGGAAGCAAAAACTGTCGCAGATCAAGAAGCCTGGACGTTTACTAAGCCCCTAACCGAAACACCGCAAATTGTTTCTGATCAAAAAACGCTGCGGGTTAATAAAGCGGTTACAGAAACAAAAACTACAGCAGATCAAAAAACAATTAGTTTTGCCAAAAGTTTACTGGAAGCAAAGACTGCAGCAGATCAAGAATCTATGCTGTTTGGCAAGCCAATAACAGAGGCCGCTGATGCTAGTGACTTATTTACCAGAACTACGGCTTTTAACAGAGCGTTCTTGGATGGCGTAGATGCCACAGACGACTTCTTTGGTGTAGCCAACACAGACGATGATCAGATAGCCAGTGTAGGTAAACGTGTGGTTGACTACACCAGTAATACTGAAAGACGTACCCTATTAATAAATAAAGCCAGAACTGAGACTGTGTCTAGCCTAGACTTAATTTCGTTTTTTAAGTTTGGAAATCGATTTTTTCAAGAAACACTTGTTAATACTGACAGTGGTTTCGCTAATAACCAAAACTACACTGCTAGCACATACACAACTGCTGGGTACGTAGGAACTAACACCAATTTTTCTTAAAGGATATATCATGGTAAATGATTCAATTAAAGCCAAAGGTACCTTAACACTGGTACTAACGGATCAAAACGGTAACATCAAACAACAAGATGAGACCAACTTAGTAGTAACCGCTGGCTTAGCGTATATTGCTAGCCGTATGAAGGATGCCACTGCTACTGTAATGACACACATGGGTGTTGGTAGTGGTGGTGCTACAGCAGCAGCAACAGCTCAAACTGCGCTAACTACACCACTTGGTGCGCGAGTTGTGCTAGACTCAACTACAATTGTAACCACAACGTTAGCTGGCGACTCAATTCAGTATGTTGCCACTTTTGGTCCTAACGTACCAGCTGCAACTGCCGCTATTAGCGAAGCAGGTATTTTCAATGCTCTTACAAGCGGTACAATGCTATGCCGCACAGTGTTTCCAGTTATTAACAAAGAAGCACTAGATACGCTAGTAATTACTTGGAAAGTAACAATAGCTTAATTTTTAATAGTTTAAGGGATACTCATGGCAACCATAGTTACTCGCCAAACAGGGGATACATCCGTTGCACGTCCCCTTACTAATACAGAGCTAGACAATAACTTTATTAACTTAAACACAGATCTCACACAGTTAATGAGTTTTAGCAACTATCCAGCAAGCAAGCCAACGCTGCTGCTTGATTTTGCTAATACTAGACAACTTGATCCTCGCATTACTTTTACCCGCGCTAGTGTGGCAACTTACTATAACCAATTGGGCGTTATGCAAACAGCCGCATCTGGTGTGCCGCGATTTGATCACAACCCAGCTACAGACGAATCACTAGGATTGTTGATTGAAGAACAGCGAACAAACTTGCTGACTTACTCTGCACAGTTTGATAACGTAGCCTGGACAAAAAGTGCGGGTGTAACAGTCACAAGCAACACAACAGTTGCTCCAGATGGCACAGTATCAGCAGATACAGTTACTGCTGATAGTGGTCTTGGTATATACCAAACCGTAAACGCAACCGTCGCAACAAATTATTGTCACTCTGTGTTCATTAAGGCCGGAACAGCAACCTCGATTATGCTTCGTGATGATACCGGTGCTGGTCGTCATATAGTTGTTAATCCCACAACTGGTGCAATTACAGCAACAAGTGGAACTCTTCTTGGTTCTGGATCTCAAGCAGTTGGTAATGGCTGGTATAGGTACTGGTTTGCTTTTGCCGCAGATACAACCAGCGTTAGATTATTTGCACGCCCAGACAGCGCCGGAACAGCCCAGACTTTTATTATTTGGGGCGAACAAACAGAGGTAGGAACTGCAACTACCAGTGCAACTTTTCCTACTAGCTACATCCCCACAGTGGCTGCACAGGCTACTCGCGCCGCAGATGTTGCAATTATGACTGGAACAAACTTTTCAAGTTGGTATAACCAAGCTGAAGGGGCAATGTATGGTGAATTTACTCTCGCAGGTCTCCCATTAACTGGAACAAATAGTATTCTAAGAGTTGATGACGCAACTAGTTCAAACCTTATTACATTGAGATGTGGTATTGTTATTAACTCTGGTGCGGACTTCTATGTTACATCTGGTAACACAAATCATGTAGATACTGCTGAGTTTACAGTCACGCCAAACGTCTTTAGAAAATATGCTTATGCCTACAAGACAAATGATTTTGCTTACGTTGTACCAGATCAAACACCAATAACTGATATTGTAGGAGTTGTGCCTACGGTTACTCAGTTTACGTTTGCTGCAGGCGCTTTTAATGGTACGTTAAAAAAGATTGCCTACTACCCTGCTCGTGTTACAAACACTCAACTACAAGCCCTAACAAGTTAAGGATACCGAATGGACTATTACTTATCTTTCGCAGATGAATATCAAGCTAGGGTTGTGTTGTATAGAGAAAACGTGCCCAACTATAAGAATATCGACACCGTTGGCGCGGTATACAAAAACGAGCAGGCTGTTCCAGGTTGGCATGTTAATGTGCGATTGGTAGCTGGTGAAGATGCCGAAGCTTTAGAGCCATTTCAAATAACACCCGCAACGCCACAACGAGTTTGGGCATAAAGGAAAAAATATATGCCACAATTATTTGGAACACTACCCAACCAAGTTCCGCTAAATCAATACTTAGGCAAGCTTGCTTATCAAGATGGTGATTCACTAAATATTCCTGGTGACTTAAAAGTCGATGGTGCACTTACTGTTGGCACCACTACTAGCACAGCCCCTATTACGATTGGTCAGTCCACAGCGGCACAAACCCTAAACCTGGGCACTGGTCTAACTGCTAATGCCACAACCAAGACCATCAAATTGGGTACTGGTGGACAGACAGGCTCAACAACAAATATAACTATTGGTTCGGAGGTTAGCGGGGTAGCTTCAAATATATCCGCATATGGTACTTGGACTTATAGTGGTGTCACAAACTTTACAGCTGGTGGAAACCAGTTATTACTTAAAAATAGTGTCAATAATGACTCAACAGTAATTCATAGAAAAGATGGTACCGATTACTATATTCTTTTTAGTGCCGCTGGTACTAGCCCTAGTGGTACTTGGAACACACTTAGACCATTTGTAATAAATCAAACAACTGGTTTATTAAGTTCCCAAAATGGACAAAGTTTTAGTGGTGGCTTAACCACAAGTTCTCAGATAACATCTACAGTAGTAACCAATACTGCACCATTTGTAGTTGCATCAACTACACGTGTTGCTAACTTAAACGTTGCAACTGCAGGTAATGCAGACACCGTAACTAATGGTGTATATACTACCGGTGCACAAATTATTGCTGGTTCAAAAACTTTTACAGATACACTTATAACAAACGTAGGTGGAGCTGTAGCCTCTACAACAGCGTCTGCTGTATTTGCAAATGGTAATTACGCACTAAGAGTTTACCCAAGACTTGGTGCTGGTAGTTATAACTCGATTGTACAAACTGACGATACTGGCCTTATTTTCTCAACCGGAACACAAAACGCCGGTGCTTTAGTTATTGCACCTTGGTCAAGCGTGGCTGGCGGTGTTGGTCTAAGAATGACCAGTGATGGCAATACTACTATATCTGGAAATTTAACCAGTACAGGTATACTAAAAGCATCACAAATTCTGCAAGGTACTAATGTATATGTACGTGACTATGCATCTGGGTTTAGCACCACAGTTGTTGGTAGTACACTATATGAACTTGGGCGATTAACCTTTACTGGTGTTAGCCAAAACGTTGCAATTGTTGGCGAAATTCGTGGTGGCAGTGGTGCCTCAGTTGGTGTAAACCGTTTTATACTAAACATACGCACAGATACACCAGTTAGTTCAAAATCTTTTACATTTTTTGAAGAAGAAATCACAAATCTTGGCAGAGTAATCAATGTTCGTGTTTATCACGATACTGCTAGTGGTCTGGTAGTAATTGGATATACTACTAATGCATCACTTCAAAACATTGGTTGGTCACTGCGCGTTCAAGAACGTGGCGACTATAACTACCTGCAACAAACTGTAGCACTAACCGCACTAAATACAGCTGGTTTAACTGAAGTTACGACAACCTCAACTGTTCGTACAATATCTAGTACTCTTGAAGTACCTAATGGAATAACTGCCGACTTAACTGGCAATGCAACAAACGTTACAGGTGTAGTAGCCTTAGCTAACGGTGGTAGTGGGGCTGCAACAGCGCAACTAGGCATGAATGCTTTTGCAGGTGCTGTTACAAGTGGTAGCTACCTTCGCGGTAACGGTACAAATGTGGTAATGTCTGCAATTCAAGCAGCAGACATACCTAGTCTTGATGCCAACAAAATTACCAGCGGTACAATTGATGCTGCTAGACTGCCAAGTTACGTAGACGACGTCTTAGAATACGCTAACCTAGCGGCTTTTCCAGCCACAGGCGAAACCGGTAAAATTTATATTGACCTAGACACCAACAAAACTTATCGTTGGGGCGGTACTGTTTACGTGTCATTTAACAGCGGTGCTGTAGATAGTGTAGCTGGTAAAACCGGTATCGTTACGCTTACTAGCAGCGATGTAGGTTTAGGTAGCGTTGAAAATAAAAGTTCAGCAACTATTCGTGGCGAAATTACTAGCGCTAACGTTACTACTGCACTGGGTTTTACACCACTTAGCAATGCTACTAGTTATTTACCAATCGCCGGCGGAACACTAACTGGTAACTTAACAGTTCCAACGTTGTATAGTTCAGGCACAACTTACTACCTAGCAGCAGCTTCCGCGCTAACTGCACAAAGTACTACAGCTGGTTCTAGAATTAACGATCTTCGCTTTGCTACATTGTGGAAAGATATGCCTGCTAACTCAGGCCCAATTCTTACATATACCTTAACTTCAGGCGGTACTGATTACGTAGACGGATCTTACCCAAATATTGTGTTAAGTGGTGGACAGGGTGTATACGCTACCTTTGACTTTACTGTAGTAGGTGGGATAGTAACAGTTGCTACAATTACTGAGCGGGGTTCTGGATTCCAAGTTGGTAATACACTAACCATTACTGCACTAGGCGGAACTGGCTCTGGTGGTTTGATTACTGTTGATACAGTAAGAACCGTTGATATTTCACTATACGGTGCCTCCTCACGAATCCGACTTGGATCAAATGATACAAGTCTAGCTGCTGGTCAAGAGCTTGGTGGTATTTATTTTAATGCACGTGACGCAGCAGCAGGCGGTGCTGGTGATACCACGTATATACTAGGAGTTGCTGTTGGCACAACTGGTGGTGGAGAACTACAGTTTTGGACTGCGCCTAATGCCGGTGCTCCAAAATTAGCTGCAGTCATTGGCGGTACAAGTGACTTTAGAATTTATAATTCTGCAGGTACTTTTTATAATTCACTAGTTAGCGCAGCAACTGCAAACAGAATTATAACCATGCCTGATGCCGCAGGTACCATGGCTGTTATTGGAACAACTGATGTTGCTGGATTCTTTAACACAAGTGCTACAACTCCTACGGGTACTACGCGACTAAATTATTCTGGAAACTTTTACGTAACAAACCTGAACACTTTAGGCACTGGCGACACCGCAACCGCTGCAACGCACTACTTTGTTGAAACTGCTTCGGATGGATTCGTTAGACCCAAAACTTTAGCAAACGTCAAAACAGAGCTTGTTACAGCAGCAGCTGTTGCTACTGCTGTAACTTCCGCTGACATAAGGGTTGATAGTTTTGGAGTAGGAACGGCGGCCTCTGGCACCACAGGTGAAATTCGCGCTACAAGCAACATCACAGGCTACTATACTTC